ATGTCCATCCGCCCCATTCTCACCGCCGGCCTGCTGCTGGCCTGTGGCCTGACGCCTGCTTTCGCCAAGACCAAGGACAAACCGGATCCCTATGTGCCCAGCGGCGATCCGGTCGATTGCATCTCGATAAGCCAGATCCGATCGAGCAGCGTCCGCGACGATCGCACCATCGATTTCGAGGTGAGCGGCAAGAAAATCTACCGCAACAGCCTGCCCAACAGCTGCCCCAGCCTGGGCTTCGAGCGACGCTTTTCCTATCGCACCAGCATCTCGCAGCTCTGTTCGGTCGACATCATCACCGTGCTGTTCAACGCCGGGCCGGGCCTGCAACCGGGCGCCAGCTGTGGCCTGGGCAAATTCCAGCCGATGGTGAAGGCCCCGAAATAAGTTTCGGGAACAGGTGATTTTGTGGCTGGCGCGGTTCGAAGCCCTTTGCTAAGCGCCCCTTCTGACCAGCGTCATGCACCCATAGCTCAGCTGGATAGAGCGTTGCCCTCCGAAGGCAAAGGCCGCAAGTTCGAATCTTGCTGGGTGCACCAATTTTTCAACAACTTAGCCACTCCTGCCATGACCGGTATCTGGTCATCGTGTGCGGTAATGTGTGCGCTACGCTCTTTTCATGCAGCGTATTCAGGCCTGCTTTGCGGCCTCAGCCTGCGCCACAGATTGTCAGAACGATTGTTGGACTGCTGCCTCGGAGTTGCCCAACGGCAGTTCCAGTGCGCATAGGGTCCATCGTTATCGATCCTGTCCAGACTATGGTCCGGCGTAGGCTTTGCGCCCATATCGAGCAGAAAGCGTTCAACACCTTCAGGGCCGTGCCACTCCTCAGCGACATAAATTCCCCTTCCGCCATATCGGTGGAATGAGGCATTGTTCTTGTTGTAACAGCGATCCCAGGCAGAGTGTATGGCGGCTTCTTCACTTATCCTTTTCGGATAAGGCCACCCCTTCTGCACCCATCCTTTTCGCCATTCGTTTTCTGCATCGATCATAAATCCTCCAGCGCTGTCGCTGGCCGGCAAGCTTGTCAGCTTCTATCTTTGCCAACTCTGCCCGCTCTGCGTCAGTCAGATAATCAGTCCATTTCATTCTATGCCTATATCATAGAATTCCATGACATGCACATGGAATTTATCCGCGACGGTTGAAAGCATCCAGGGCTTCCCCCTGAAAATCAGGGTGGTGATGGGCATAAAGCTCTGTCGTCCGCGCGTCGGAGTGGTCCAGCCATCCTCCGATCTGGAAGAGTGGAACCCCCTTCTGCGCCAGCCATGTGCCGCAGGTGTGTCGGAGCGTATGCGGCGTCACGTCGGACAGTCCCGCGCGGTCGCGAGCCGTGCCGAAGCTACCGCTCTTGCCGTCACCGATATCGATGATGCGCCGGCCCTTGTCGTGGATGACATAGCCGAGATCGCTGTAGCGCCGGCGGTGCGCCAAGCGGAGGAATGTCATCAGGCGATTCGGGATCGGTTGCCGTCCGCGGCGCTTGCTGGTCTGCCCCTGAATATCGCCGTCATCGTCACGCTTGCGGAAGTCGATCAGCCTGTTCTTCATGTCGACCTGTGGCCAGCGCAGTTCAAGGATCGCCTGCTTCCTCTTCCCGGTGTAGAGGCCGAGCACGATGAACAGCGGAAGATAGGCCCGCACATCGCTGCGCCCGGTCCTTGCTGCGTTCAACAGCGCCGCCGCTTCATCGCGGGTCAGCCACCGGTCTTTACCATCGGGCTTTTCCGGCAGCCAGACCGGGACCGGCCGCGTCAGAATGCCTTCTGTGTGCCCGAAGTTGATGGCAGCGCGCAGGGTGGTCAGCTCGCGTCGAACGGTGCCGACAGCTTTCGCGCGCTCCCGCTGATAGCGTTGGCAGGTGGCCTTGGTCACTCCATCGACCATGACGCCTATCCAGAACGGGACCAGCGCCTTGACGGCCTGCTTGATCCGGGTGGGATCCGCAACCGTCTCGGCATGATGCTCGATGTAATAGGCCAGCACGTCGGTGACTAGCAGTTGCCCCGGTTCGCGCGGGCCGGAAACGCGCTGACGCTGCCGCTCGGCGATGAACTGCGCAAGGGCGCCTTCGGCGTCGTGCACATCTGCAAAGCCAGTCGAGCGCTTTCGTGGGCGTCCCTGCTCATACCACTGGATATAGAAGCAGCCCCGGTCCTCGATCCACTTGAGGTAGGCGCCGCGATTCGGTCTTGGCATTTCGATTCCTTTGCCCCCTGGATGAAGGCGATCACGTCGGCGCGGTCGTATAGGAAGGCCTTGCCCAAGCGGACAGATGGCAATCCCTGATCGCGCATTGTGCGCACGGTGCGAGGCGACGGCAAGCCGAAGTCCTTCGCCACCTGCTCAGCGGTCATCAGGCGCATGGTTCACCCCTCCCCCACAAGAGCGGCGTCGATGGCGGCTTCATAGATCTGCAGCCCACGATACCTGCCAACCGTGCAATCTCGACGGCATCCGATCTCTATTGCCCCCACCGCCTCAAGCATCTGGTCGCTCGGCTCGCGCATAGCCTTGATGGCTGCGGCGGCGATCCTGCGATACGGTTCTGGCGATCCCTGACTTTCATTCAGGTTGGGCCAAGGCCACGCCTTATGCCACGGGTCGTCTTCCTCGTAGATGGCTTTGGCCACCCTCTCGATCATCTCGCTCACGGCTTCACCTCCCGGATGGCGGGCGCGTCGGGGAGCGGGCGCCAGTGGGTGACATCGCCTTGATACCAGTGATTGTTGCCTGTCACTTCCCAATGACCGGGGCGATCATCACCAACCCATGTGCAGAAAAACCCGCAATCGACTAACTGCTCATCTGCGTTGAATAGCAGAACTGTCTCTCCCGCCCTCGGTGCCGTCTCAATCGGCTGCCAACCCGTCTCAGCCGCCTCCAACCGATCCAGCAGGGCTGGGAGGTGGTTGATGGCGGCGACGATGAGGGTGGCGTTGGCGCGAATTTCGGCATCGGAGGTCAGCCCAAAGCCTTCACGATGTCCGTTAGGCAGCAGCGCGAGCCATTCGCCCGCACCACCTGCTATCGCGCGCTGGTTCGCCCTGACGCCCAAAGCCCATTCCCCCGGCGTCGCCTCCGCGATCAGCCCGCGCAACTCCTGGATGATGTCAGTCATGGGCGGGGTCCTTCATCCTCGGGGCTTGGAACCAGTCGTAAAGTTCGCTCGAACATGCGGGGCAAAGGTCAGCCCACTGCGGCGTTAACGATCGCTGCGTTCCTATCCAGCGGTGCGAATTGGTCTCGGAGTAGTTCAGGCCGGCCCAATTGTAGCCGTCCTCTGGGCGGCGAAATCCAGACCTTGCGCCGCAACGATCACAAGTCATCGAAACTATGATTGCCTTCGCCATCACAAACCTCCCGCCCGCGCGCGCAGCGCTGCCTCTGCCGCCTTGTAGCGAGCCATCGCCGCATCGAAGACCGGGCCATTGTGCGTCGGCGCTCGCTCCAGTTCGTCGGTCGCCCGCACATATTCAACGATCAGGTCAAGGTCAGTCATGTCCCACCTCCTCCCTCGCAGCCGGATCGACATCATCGGAGAAGATGGTCCGGGGGCGGTTGTCGTTGGCGAGTTGCAGCAGCACATCGGCGTGACACGGCTGATCCAGCGGGCACCAGCACGCAAGGTTCTTGCCGCGTAGTTCGGCGACAGGCAGATTCTTCACGTGCAGCGCTTGGAACGCAGCGACCGCCGATGCCGCGGTCATTTCAGGCCCGACGCGGTAGGGATTGCCCCACCGGCCCGGCCGAGCAACGCTCACCGTGTTCGCCGGCATCTTCCATCCCTTCTTGCGGGAAAGCTGGACGCGGTGCGGCGGCTCGGTGGCGAGTTGCCGGAACCGCTTGGCGCGCTCTTCCCTGTCCGCCAGTTCGGCCGCAGTGGGTCGATATAGACACGGATGCGAGGGCCACAGATCACCGTCGCCGGCGACCATCCAACCACCGGTTGGCCACGTCCCGAAATAGTGTGCGCGGTGAATGCCGGTGCTGCCAGCCTCGACAACATCGAACTCGCTGCCATCCTTGGGGCAATAGATCGCCTCTCGCCAGCCAAGTTCGCGAAGCCGAAGGTGCGCCTGATGCATCAGATCAATGGCGTCCTGTTCGGTCGGCATCAGATCGGCGCGGGCCTTCTTCTCGGCGTCACCAGCAGAAACCAGCATATCCCACTGATCGGCATCAGCATGAACCACGCCGCACGGGTTGTGGTTCGGGATGATGGACACGACCGCTTCGCCATGCGCTTTGATCGCGGCCTTCAAGGTTTCGAGACGGTCAGTCATTCGACCACCTCCACCTTGACGAACTCCCCACCCTTAAGAACCCACTGGCCGGGGCGCTTGGGCGTAGGCTGGAAGGGCTTGGGCGCGGGGTGTTTGCGGGGCGGGGTCATGCGGGCACCTGTTCGACCTGCGGACGGGCGAAATAGGTCTTGCCATCCAGTTCGTGGCCGCCCTTGTCAGCGCCGCGACCGCCGACCTGCTTGAAGTTGAACACGCGGCCCAATTCCAGCGACTGGTCGCGCAGGTCACGCGCCCACTGGATATCCATCGGACGAGCATTGCGGCCGCTCTCGCCGCCGACGATGATCCAGTCAGGCGCGTTGCAATCGAGGATCACCGGGCCAAGCAGCGGCTCGAAACTGCCGAAGGTGAAAAGCGCATCCAGCGCCGCGCCGGCATTCTTCAGCTTGATCCGGTCGCGGTCATATTCGGCCTGGCTGCCGAACGTCGCGCCCAGCGCCGCATTGGGAGGGAAGCCGCCGCACTCGATAGCCATGTCGATCGCATTGCCGATCCGCTTGGACAGGTAGAGCATGACGAGGTTGGGGCATTCCCGTGCCCGGTCGAACGCTTCGCGGCGCCATGCCATCGGGACGCGGTTGTCCCAGATGTCGCCAAGGCTCAGCGAGAACACGAACGCGCGCTTGCCTTCCTCGCCCGCGATTCGGTTCCATTTGCGCAACTGCGCCCATGTCGAGGACGAGGTGCGCACCCGGTCGCCGTCGTTGCCCCAGGCAACCTTGCCATAGCGGTTGTCCATGAGGTCTTCGGCATAGCAGTTGTCGCACGGCGCGCCGACCTTCGTGCAGCCCATCCACGGGTTCCATGTGTGGTCGGCCCATTCGATCTTCGTGTTCTGTGCCATAATCCTTACCCCGCCGCTATCAGCTTGCGCCGTCGCGGCGGGGCCTCCTTGGTGAATGGTTAGGCGGCGGCCGGATCGGCGGCCTTCGCGCGATCCTTCGCCGCTTTGGCGCGGGCACGGTCCTGATCGATCTTGCCGCGCGCCATGTGGATGGCGTCGTAGAGGTGGACAGCCTCGCAGGTCGCTTCGTCGCTGCCATCGCGGACAGTCGCCACAGCGCTGCCGTTCTTGCAATCGAAGCTGGGGGCGATCACGCCGAACGAAATGACCACGCGGTCGCCGCTGAAATGATCGCGGACCTTGTGGAGCATGGCGCCGAGGTCGTTCACTTCGTCGCGGGTCATCACGCCACCTCCGTCTTCGCGCGCGGGATCAGGCGGCCGGTCTTGGGGTCGCGAAGCTGGCCGTTGGCGCGCCAGTGATCGAGTTCAGCGCCGACGACATCGAGACGCGCACGAATGGCGTCCCTGGTCCGGATCGCATCCATGGTCTGATTGTCAGCCACGGCCATTCGTTCCAGCAGCTTGGCATTCTCGCGCTGCAACCGGCCGATCGTCGCCTCGCGGACCATCAGCGTGTCATCGCGCTCGACAATCTGGCGGCCCATTTCACGGGTGACCGCATCGTATTCTTTCTTCCAGACGAACATGCTTGTTCTCCTCTAGGCCGCGAAGGCCGGTTCAATCTCGTCGGAGAGGGCAATCCCCTTCTCCGCAGCGAAGGCGTGGATCGCCTCGATAAGGTCGGAAAACTCGGCCTTGTTCAGGCGCGAGGACTTGAAGCCCAGCGGGATCACGCCAGTGCCATCAAGGGTCGGCTCGAAGGTGCATTTGAAGCCGGCGGCATCCATGAACAGGCACTTCCACACCTCAGGCGAGAGGCAGCGGCCATCGGGCTTCGCGCGGCTGATCTCGCTCAGCAACGCCCACATCAGGGCGTTCTGATCGTTCGTGCGGCGCGCCGGGCGGACATTCAGCACTGCGCCCTGCGGAACCTGCTCGATCAGCCTATGCGCCTGCATCCGGCGATAGTCGCTGTTTAGGATGATGGTCTGTCCGTCAGCCACGGCTTTCCTCCCATGCGCGACAGCCAGGCCAAGCCCTCCAATAGGCTTTCGATGCTTCCAGCGCGTCGATCTTGAAATTCGCTTCAAAGGTCTTCCAGCCCCAGGAATGCTGGGACCGATGATGGCCGGAGCAGAGCGGGACGGCGAAGCGGTCTGCGACCTTGAGCGCCATCCCCTTTCCGCCGGCATAGTCGACATGGGCAGCCTCGATCCGGCCTTCGCACCCGCCCTTGTCGCAGAGCAGGCAGTTCCGGCCGCGCAGCCACTGGAGGAAGGACGGGGCGCGCAATTGGAAATCAGCCTTGTGGCTGTTCTTCTTGCGTGGCGCGAAGGCGGATCGGCTCAGCATCAGTCGAAGCCCGGCACGAAGTCGTCATCGAGATCGTTGCCCCATCCGCCGCCGCCCTGGTCGCCGGAGAAGCCGCCGCGCCCACCGAAGCCGTTCTGGTTCTGGTGCGTCAGGTCGCGCTGGCCGCCCTGCCCGCCATTCGGGCTATCCAGCATCGTGAGGACGGCGCCTGGCCCGGACAGCGCGACTTCCGTGCTGTATCGGTCGTTGCCGTTGTTGTCCTGCCACTTGCGGGTGCGAAGCTGCCCTTCGACATAGACCTTGCTGCCCTTGCGCAGGAAGCGCTCAGCGACGCCGGCCAGCCCCTCGCCGGTGATGACGACGGAGTGCCATTCAACACGCTCCTTTCGCTCGCCGCTGGCCCGGTCCTTCCAGCTTTCGGACGTGGCGATCCGCAGATTGCAGATCTTGCCGCCGTTCTGGAAGCTCTTCACCTCAGGATCGGAACCGAGGTTGCCGATCAGGATCACCTTGTTGACGCTGCCAGCCATCAGACCACCTTCTCTTCGCGGAATTTGAAGCCGGGGACGCCGCGCAGGCGATGCGCTTCGATCTTGGCATCCCGATCGGCCCAGCGCTGGATGAGCGCGTGGAATTCGGCCATGAACTCGGGGTTCTGCTTGTAGTGGCCGTAGGCGAGGCCCCAGCTTGCCGGATCATCGATCCGCTCGGCGTGGTAGATCGTGCGCAGGGTGACGGCGCGGAAACCTGCACCGGCATCGACGCGGACTTTCTCCTTGGCGACGCCCTTGGCCTCGCGCAGCAGCGCCTCGGCACCGGCCAGCGCATCTTCGGAACGGTCCATGACGGCGAGGTCGGTTGTTTCCTTGGCCTCTTCACGCAGTGCGATTGCTTCCTTGGCAGCCGCCAAAGCTGCATCAGTAGCCGCCTTCTCGCGTGCCTTGCGCGCCTCTTCCTGCTTGGTCAGCCATGCCGCCGACAGGCGCCCGGTGGCCGCAATGGCCTTGGTCAGGCTGCCGTCCGGCGTGCCCTTGAGGCCCTTGGCGACATAGCCGTTCTGCCATGCCTGGATCGCGGCCACAGCATCGCTGTGTGGCTTCTTCTCGGCGGTCGCGTTATCCTTGACCAGTTCGCCGGCTTCTTGCAGCGAGCGGTGGAGCTTGCCGACTTCAGCCGCCTGACCGTCATTCTCGATCGCCGCGCCATCGGCCCAATTCACAGCCTCGGTCAGAAGGTCGGAAACATGGGCATCAATCGCCTGACGGCCCGAAATCTTGACGGCCGACGCGGGTTCTTCCGGCGGCTGGTTATCGCCAACGACGGCGCGGGAATTGTCAGGGCCTTCCGCTTCGAGCTTTGCGATATGCTCGGTCAGCGCCTTGATTTCCTCGATCCGCTCGGGGCTTTCCCGGTTCAGCTTCTTGAGCGCGTTGGTGGCGTATGGGAATGGCATGGTGGCGATCGGGACCGCCCCTTTGCTCGACAGATACATCGTCATCGTCGGTCCTCTCAGTAGGGGATTTCGTCGTCCAGCTCGGCGCTGTGCTGCGGGTTGCGCTGGCGCTGCTGGTTGGCCTTGGCGAGAATGTCGCTGAGGGCCTTCATGGCTTCGGGGAATTTCTCGGCGGGCAGTTCGCTCGACTTCGAGACGCCAGCGCCGCCGCGCAGGAATTTGACCGGATCGACGCCAGCTTCACGCATCTTGTCGTCCAGCATCAGTTCCTGCTCGGGTGTGACGCGCTCGGGGCCATCCTGCTTCTTGGTCTGCAGCTCCGCGCTGGCGTCATCGTCGCCGTGCAGGTCGCCCTTGTGCCAGAGGTCCAGCGCGGCGCCGAAGCGCATCGCGGCATTGCGCAGCGCGTCACCGATCACCTCTTTCTCGCGAGCGCCAGGATCAACGCCCTGCTTGGAAGCGGCATGGCCATATCCGAGGCGAGTGACGCCGCAGACGGTCAGCTTGATCCATAGGCCGCCGGTCTGGTCGAAGGCGGGAAGCCCATCACGAAACGCCACAGGCTCCCACGACCAGTGCGGATCAGTGTCCAGCAGCCGGTCGGTCAGCGCCGCGTGTCCGACATAATCCAAATGGACCACGTCGGGATGATGCCAGCTTCCGCATTCCTTGCAGCGGATGCCCTTCTTGAAGTCGGCGCGCACCGCTTCGGTCTGCGCCTTGGTCGGCTTCGGCAACTTGCTGATGTGGTTCGGAGCGAACGGCTCGCGAAGCTTGGCCAATGCGGCTGATGCGTCAGTCATTGTTCTGACCTTTCGAGAAAAACGGATCAGGATCGGCCCGGCCAGCTTCGTGAGCGGCGATGAGCCATGCGATAGGGATGGAAGCCCGGCAGGGGCGAAACGCGCAGCGGTTCGACGGCGAAGCCGCGACAGCCCGGCCCGAAGGGATCGCCCGGCTCATACGGCCACCAGCCAAGCCATCATGAACACCACAGCCCCCGCCCCGATCAGCTCGGCATAGGGAGGGTGTAGGCCGATGCGGGCTTCGCGGTTGGTCAGGGCGGCGATCGCGGCGTGGATGGTTGAGATCATCAGAAGCCTCCCATCAGCTGGTCACGGCGGCTCTGCGCGCGCCATTCTTCCGCCTCAGCGGCCTCCTCGGCCCAATCAGCCAAGCATTCGGCGATCAGTTCGTCCGTCGCCTCGTAATCGTCGGGAAGCGGACAGCCCTCGATGACCTTGATCTCGTCAATTTCGACGGTCGCAGGTTCAGGCGGGTCGATATGGTCGCCGCGAAAGCCCTTGTGGCCAGTGTAGCGGACGCCGACATAGGCTTCGCATTCACCGCCCTTGCTGTCGTGCCACATGATGCTGGTTTTCAGGTAGCTCATGCCACCTCTCCCGTCAGCTCAGACAGTTCGGCCCGAAGCCTCTTGACCCGCTGTTCCTTGGCGATGTCAGCGTTGTAGACCTCGCGGCAGCAAGCCTGGATATAGGCCTCCACCTTGTCGGCGAATGTGTCACCGCCGATGTGGCTGTGCTGCGTTCCGGCAGGCGTCCAGAACGTCAGATCATGCGAGGGCTTCGCAATGCCTTCGTAGTGAGCGAAGTAGATCTGAGCGGACGACCGGTGCGCCGTGCGCGTTTCGATGATCTCCATCGCGTCGTTGAGCGTCTTGCGCTCGGCTTCGGTAAGATGCGTCACATCCCCATCCTTTCGATCTGGGCCACGGTCACCCCATGGGGCGCCAGGATTGCGTTGAGTTCGGCGCGGATGGACTGCTCCAGATGAAACGCCTCGTTGCTGGCGGTCTGAGCAGCGGCACCATTGCCGTCGATGTCGTGCTGGGCTTCCGCAGCGCGCGCCGCGAAGAAGCGGGTCATGTCGGCGCCGATCATGCCGCGATCCCCCGCCCCGCATTGACCGCGACCGCAATGTCGATCGCCTCGTCAACGCTCAGGCCGACAGCGATGCGCGCGGCTTCACGGCCACCAAGGCGCTCGGCGGCAAGGAAATGCTCGTTCTGGATGGCCGACAGCTTGGCGACACGGTCGCCGCTCTCGTCGTAGGCCAGCCATTCGTCGCTGGTCAGGTAGAACTGCTTGACGTGCCGCAGCTTAGCCGGCGGTTCGATCGCGCAGGACGCGAGGATCGCGATTGCCTGCGGAGTGTCCTGCCATGGAATGATGCGCATGTTGGTGCTCCATCTCGCGGTTTCCCGCTGGTGCCGGGTCTGCTTGGGAGCGGGCCGGGCTGATGGAGTGATGTTTGCGCTATGCTAACCGCACAGTCAAGAAAAATGTTTGCTCTGCGCTAACTTTCTTCACCGCCCACAAAAAAGCCCCGCAGCGAACGAGCGCGCGGGGCTAGTCGGGGAGGAAGGCGAGCAGGGGTGTGCCGCCGTCAGCCGCTAAAGCAGGGTTGTGTTACGACGATGTGGCAGACCGACGCCTAAGCCATCTCAAGATCGTTGCCCTGTTCAGCATCCGCCTCCATTGAGCGAACGTGATTGAGATAGTTGGCCGCCAGAGCGAGATGAACCCTTTTGGCTGACGGATCGCTGGTCATATTGGCTTTCCGGATCTCAGTCCTGGCGCGGCGCTCATAATAGGCCTTGTCCGAAATTCTGCGCATTTTGCTCCTCCTTGAGTTGAACAAAAGCGACCTCGTTGAGAGACCGCTATCCCAGGCAGCGAGCCTTGGGACGCTCCGAATTTACCAAAGAGCGGCTCGATTCTTCAAGAGGGGGGGGCCACGAAAAAGCCCCGCTCGATCACTCGGCGGGGCTAGTCGAAGGTCAGCGAGCAACGGGGGGATGCTCGTTGGAAGGTATTACACCCCGGCGGCGAGATCGTTCCATGGGGGGCCGCCGCGAGCTGGTCGGGCGGGGTTGTGGGAAGGCGCTTAGTTAAATCAGCAGTGGGTCGCCCTGCCTCCTACCCGGTAAAATCCACCAAAGGGTGACAGCTTCAACTTCGTTTCGCTCAGCGCGAGGAGGCCGAAAATAAGGGCGTACAGAGGAACCCATACAGCGCCCAGAAATGGGTTGGCCGCCAACATGGAAATGAACGACAGCTTCGTGAGCCGAGCCATCTTCTCCTTGGGAACCTGGCGCATCACTGGGGTCATTTCCGGCGCGCCAGCTAGGAATTGGAACAGCACAACCAGCGGGCTGAGCAGCATTATGAAGCCGCTGAAGAAGGATGTCGAAGTGGCAAGCATCAATTCAAGCCCGTCGCGCTCGTATTTGCTCAGCCCCTCGTAGGCCTTAATCTCTTCACCCAGGGCAACCATCTCTCGCCGAAGCGGATGAACCAGCATCGCGGCAATAGCCATAATAGCGAAAATTCCAACGATCATTGCGATCAGCAGCAGCAAAGCTCCATGTCCCGCCATCATTGTCGTTTTCCTTTCCGCCGATTCTCTGCTCGCACCTGTTTCAGGTCAACGCGCAAACGCCATCGCATGATCCGCCATGCGCTATGGCAGGCCATCCAAACCAAGTAGCACACGATAAGAGTCGTGTCACTTTTAGCCGCTTCCTCTTTCATCTTACTGAACGATAGGCTGACCTCTGCCAGCCCCAGGAATGACCCGAGTGCCGTCAGAAACGCAGCGTGCATGATGACGACCGAATAGATCAGCGAATTGACGACCTGCGCCGCAGGAGAGATATCCGCCGCGCCCGCCCCCTGTTTCCTGGCGTCAACCAACCGATCGCCTCCCCCACTTATCCACAGCTAAATCCCGATAGGAAACACCCTGCCCTGCTTTTCCTATTTCCTACACGCCCCGCGTTCCGGTAGAGAACAAAAAGAGAACGGATGAGTCGAGGCGTTGGCGATGGCGGTGCTAGCAGAACCAGCATGCGAAGTAGGGTGCCGAACGTGCCTCATGGGTTGCGCGATCCTGCCCGCTCGCCTTTCTTGGTGGGAGCGCGAGATTGAGCGGCTTTGTCGGGAACGGTCGGTTCGCCCTGGCTCGATCGAAATCCGCCGGCAGCTTTCAACTGCTCTAGCTGCGCATGAAGGCTTGACGCGACAACACGCTGATAGTCCTCGTTCGTTGCACCAACCGGCAGTTCGCGCATTGCAAGCGCGATCATCTCTTCCAAATCGGCAGCACTAAGTGTCGGACCGCCATCCTGAGAACCGTCGATTAACTCGCCCGGCGTCCGGCCAAGCGCCTTGGCAATCGCCTCTAGGGTTGACTGCCTAGGCCTGCGCTTGCCGCTTTCATACTGGCTGATCATGCCTTTTGAAGAAGGCGGGTCCATTGCGGCGGCCAGCTCGTCCATCGTCAATCCCGCCGCTTTCCGGCAGGCAGCAATGTGATTCTTCCAACGGTCGGTCATTCCGCCGTTTTGACGGAAGCGCGCCGCCATGGCGTTATGCGCAGTGCTAACATTTCCACTTGAATAAATGTTAGCACTGTGCAAACAATGCATCATGCCAGACGCACTCACTCCCACATCACTGAGCAATGCCGCGGGCATTAGCGTTCCTTATGCATGTCAGATCCTCAAGGGGAAGCGGCAGCCGTCGAGGGAAATTGCTCTCGCGATCTACCGGGCAACGGGCCGCAAGTTCGGTCATTTGTCTGGCCTCAGTGACCGCGACGCGAAGGCTCTTGCTCGTTTGGAAGCGAAGGCGGTCGCGGCATGACGCTCCCGAAATCCATCCGAACCGCCACGGTCCCGCTCTATGGCGTCGATCTGATCGTCCATCATTTGGACAACGGCGAGCGCGTCATTGAAGAGGCGTCCATGCTGGCGCTGCTCGACGCGATGGCAAGCCTGCCCAGCGCACCCGATGATGCTGAAATGGTGCAGGCCGCAATCGAAGCGATCTTTGGCCCCACCAAGCCCGCGAGCGCGGCGGCGTGAGCTGGGAATGGAAAGCCGGCGATCTGGCCGTGTGCGTCAACGAGGACGCCGTCACCCTGCAATACCGGTCTATCTATCGGGTTGAAGCGGTGACACCAGTGATAGAGTGGAACCGCGGATACGTAGGCGTAGGACTGATTTTGGCGGGTTTCCGTCATCCGCTCAACAAGAGCGGTCACTTCTGCTCGCGACACTTCCGACCCGTCGAACCGGCTGAACCCGCCTTCACCAATGCCATGCGTGAACTCCGCCCGCTGGTGGAGGCCTGACAGCACATGCAGCACCGCCTCACCGATCGTTTTCCAGGCATCACCCTGTTCAAGCGGGCCGGCAACACCCGCGTCTGGCGCCAGCGTCCCATCGCCCACCTGTTCGCGAACCATCGCACGGTGGCCGAGGTCGATGCCGGCCAGTTGGTGAGCGGTCGCAACGCTATTTCCAATCCTGTCGGGTCGCAACCGCAGGACGGCGCCGAGTTGGGTGTCCCCCTCTCTGCTCAGCTCGGCGCTAATTTCCAGACCAATCTTCATGAGGATGCTTCTGCATGATGCACCGCAACACCACAGCGGAAGAAACAGGCGTCGTATCTCGCAATTGCGTCATCGACACCATGCGCACCCTTCTTCGCAATGCGGTAGTCGTGCGCCGCCGCTTCACCGTCGAGCAGCTTGCTGAACTGTCGGGCGTCAAGGTCCGTGCGATCCGCAGCTACATGGTGATGGACGATGGCGAGGTGCGCGAGCCTTCGCTTTCCACCGCGCTGAGCATCGCGACCGTGCTTGGCACCGAAGCGGTCAACGCGATCCTGGCGAACATCGGCTATGCAGCCCGCCCGCTGGACGAGGCGGAAGACGCCTGCCCGATGGTGATGACCGCCGCCGCCATGCAGCATCTGTCGGTGATCGCCACCGCCGCTGCTGATGGCCGGATCGATCATGTCGAGCGCCCTGCCGTGCGCGAGGCCGCTGACATGCTGATCGCCACTGTCCTGCCGGTTTCCAGTCATGGAGAGGCAGCATGAGCCAGAACCGCAGCACCGCGGTCATGCAGCGCCGGGTGGAAGCGCATGACTCGCTGGATGATTTCCCCACGCCGCCTTGGGCGACGCGTGCGCTTTGCGAGTGGCTAGTGTCGAGGCAGTTGCGCCGGCTCGACAATTGCACCTGTCGGGAACCTGCCGCGAACCGTGGCCACATGGTCGCGCCGCTGCGTGAATATTTCGCGCGCGTCGAAGGATCCGACGTGTTCGATTACGGGGCTGGCTTTCCGCAGGTCGACTATCTCTTCGGCCCTGCCCCTGCCCCAGTCGACTGGACCATCACGAACCCTCCGTTCCGCTTGGCCGAGCAATTCATCGAACGGATGCAGGCAACAAGTCGGGAAGGATGCGCCGTGATCGTTCGGGCCGCCTTTCTCGAAGGGCAAGGCCGCTATGAGAGGCTTTTCGCCAAGAACCCGCCTTCGCACGTCCTGCAATTCACCGAGCGCGTGGTCATGCACAAGGGCAGGCTCGCACCGGAAGGTTCAACTGCCACCGCCTACGCCTGGCTGGTTTGGATGGGTGACGGCGCAAGCACCCGGCTTAGTTGGATCGCCCCGTGCCGCCGACTGCTGGAGCGCCCCACAGATTACACGGAGGCAGCCGCATGACCGGCCCCCAGGAAGCCGCGCTGGCTGAGGCTGTGCGGAAGGCGCGGCACTCGGATCGCATTGCCCGCCAGATGGAAGCGGCCGCGATGAACGATGCGGTTGCCGCGACTGTCAGCCCGGTCATTGCCGAAGCTGCCAAGCACTATGGCGTCAAGCCCCGCACGGTCGCCCGGATCGCGCTGGCAAGGATCGTCCCATGAACTGGCGCCGCATCTTCGCGCGCCGCGCTGCGCCGAACCCCGCCCGTGAGCTGGCCCTTATCGGTCACCACCAGCACCGCGAAGCCGTCAAGGCCCGTGCCCGCCTGATGCGCGAGCAGCTTTGCCTGCCGCCCCTGCCCATTCTCAACCCGGAAGGAAAATGACCATGTCCGAAGGAAACGTTGCCGCCGACCAGCTCCGCCTCCTGATCGAGCGCATCGAGCGCCTGGAGGAGGAAAAGAAGGGCATCGGGGACGACATCAAGGATGTCTATCTGGAGGCGAAGGCGACCGGATACGACCCCAAGATCATGCGCGAGATCATCAAGCTGCGGAAGATGCAGCCTCACGACCGCCAGGAAATGGAGCACATCCTCCAGACCTATCTGGCGGCACTCGGCATGGAGTGAGCCACTGGCATCACCGGACCCCGGAGCAATCCGGGGCGAGGATGAAACCAGTGGACGCGATATGAAATTCGACCTGCCCTTCCCCGCATCCTCTCTCGCTGGCCACGCCAAGGGCAACGGCCAGTGGAAGAAGATCGCGGACACCAAGAAGCACCGGGAGTGGGCGCGCAACGCCGCGTTTGCTGTTCGCACCGCCATGCCGGCCACGGGCGATATCACAGTGCGCGTCCGGTTCGTGCCCGCCAACCGGCGCGGCGACCGGGTGAACTATCCCAACCGGATGAAGCCCTATTTCGACGGCATCGCTGATGCGCTGGGCGTGAATGATAGCCGGTTTGTGCCGGCCTATGAGTTCGCCGCGCCCGAAGCGCCTGGGCGGGTTGAGGTGGAGGTGGAGGTGGTGGCGATATGAGCAACGTTGTCCGCATCAACACCCAGATCGATGTCGCCCACCTGTGGGAGGAATATGCGGCCCTGATCCGCGCCACCCAGGAAGACGCATCCCTGCTGTCCAATGTCCGCCACATGCAGGCCGCCGCGCGCGCCCATGCCCGTTGGCAGAAGGCTTTCCTCGCTTCGGAGAATGCTGCGTGATCGAGAGCCAGAAAATCGAAGCGGTCAAGAACGTCGAGAGCGAGGCCACCATCGTTGGCGCGCTGATGATCGAGAACAAGCTGATCGATCGCGTCGCTGACCGCCTGAGCGCCGACGACTTCTCCGAAACCCTGTTCGGCCGCATCTATTCCGCGATCGTCAAGGAAGCCGCTCTGGGCCGCGCCGCGAACCCGGTGACGCTCAAGCCATATCTCCATGACGATCCGGCCCTCGTTGAGCTTGGCGGTATCAGCTATCTCGCCAACCTGACCGCCAGCACCGGCGCCGTCCTGATGCTCGAAACCTGCGTGCAGCAGGTGATCGACATGGCCAAGCGCCGCAAGCTGATCGACGGGCTGACGCAGGCCGCCATGCTCGCCGCCGATATGGACGCGACGAATGAGGAAGTGGTCGGCGCCGCGGATGCTGCCCTGTCCAGCATATCTGACCATAGCGATGGCGTCGTGCAGGTCAGCGCGGCCAAGGCGTTCGATGAAATGCTCGCGGCCTATGCCGAGCAGGCCTATGGCGTCACCAGCGGCGGCCAGATCGATTGCCTCGATCAGGTGCTTGGCCCGATCAAGCCACACCACCTCGATATCCTCGCCGGGCGCCCCGGCATGGGCAAGACCAGCGCGGCGCTGTCCTATGCGCTGGGCGCTGCCGCCGCCGGCCATGGCGTCCTGTTCGTCAGCCTGGAAATGAACCGGCTCGAACTGATGCAGCGCGCCACCAGCGACGTGATTTTCGATGGCCGCGCCGGCATCCCCTATGAGGCGATCCGCGACGGTCGATTCACCTCCGACAATGCCAAGCGCCGCGTCTATGAGGCTGGGCGCGTGTTCCGCGATCTGCCGCTGAATCTGATCGACGCTTCGTCGCTGACGATCGGCCGCCTCAACATGCTGGTGCGCCGTTACAAGCGACGGATGGAGGCCGTCGGCCAAAAGCTGGAACTGGTCATGGTCGACTATCTCCAGCTTCTCCGCCCCGACTTCCGCACCGACAACATGAACCTGGCCGTGTCCGAGGTGTCGCGCGGGCTGAAGGCGATCGCCAAGCAATATGATGTCGGCGTTCTCGCGCTGGCCCAGCTCAATCGCAGCGTGGAGAGCCGGCCCGACAAGCGCCCGATGCTCTCCGACCTGCGCGACAGCGGACAGATCGAGCAGGACGCCGATGCCGTCGTGTTCCTCTATCGCGACGAATATTATCTGCGCCAGGGCAAGCCGCCGGAAACAGACCCGAAGTTCATCGACTGGTCGGCTGCACTGGAGCGTTGCGAGGGCAATATCGACTTCATTGTCGCCAAGCGCCGCAACGGTCCCAGCGGCACCGCCACGGGTCGGTTCTTCGGCGCCTATCAAGCTGTGCGGGGTGCGCTGCAATGAGCAAGGAAGCCTCGGCTTGGATGCCGTTCTATATCGGGGACTATCTGGGCGACACCCAGCGCCTCACGACGGAGCAGCACGGGGCCTACCTCCTGCTGATTCTTGACTATTGGCGCAACGGCCCAGCGCCTGATGATGACGCGGTTCTCCAGCAGATCACGAAGCTGGACAGCAAGGGGTGGAAGCGGTGCCGTCCGGCCATTTCCCGGCTGTTCCAGACCGTCGATGGCGAATGGCGTCACAAGCGGATCGATGCCGAGCTGGTGAAGGCCAAGGCCAATGCCGACCGCCGATCCGAGAAGGCCTCGAAGGCTGCGCAAGCACGCTGGGGGGAAAGCCCGAAGGATGCCAAGAGCAATGCTCCGAGAATGCCACAAGCATTGCTTGGAGAATGCCCGCCACAATCACCTTCACCAGAAGCTAACGCTTCTCCGCGCGAGGTGTCCGGGCTGATGGTCGAATTGTGCGCCGTGGCCGGGATCGAAGTCCCAGACCCTGGCAAGCATTTCGACAGGCACCGCGCCGCCATTCAGACCGTCGAAGATTGGATCGCAGCCGGTGCCGACCCGGAGCTGATCCGTGCAACCCTGACCCAACGCTGCGCCAATCTGCGCACGTCGCCCCGGTCACTCGCATTCTTCGACAAGCCCGTGCGGGACGCTGCGGACGCCCGCCGCACCGCGCAATCGCAACTCAGCGCTGACACCGGTTCGCTGGTGGATCGCATCCTCAAGAGGGACGCCGCATGACCGCACCCCGCATCAAAGAAATCGCCTGCCTCTGCGGCGCCCGCGAGCGCGACACCGGGCAGAACCGCCCCCGGCCTTGCTGGGGCTGTGGGGACAAGGACGGCATGGGAAGGTTTGACCGATGAGCGGATCACCTGCCGAGCGCGAAATCCGCGACTATGCCGCCGATCGCCTGCGTCAGATGATCCCCGGTGCCAGGATCATCCATGAGCTTGTCGTTGGCGGTTGCCGCGCCGATCTGGCGGCTGTCACCGAGGAGCGGGTAACGCTGGTCGAGATCAAGTCGGAGCGCGACACATTGAAGCGCCTGCCCGAGCAGGTCCGCCAGTTCAGCCGGGCGGCGCATGAGGTGATCGTCATCGCGCATGCACGCTGGTGGGACACCACACCCTACCACAACGGCGCGCCTCGCTTCGTGCCTGGCAAAGATCTTGCCGATGGGCTGAAGGAGGCATGTGTCTGGGGCTATCCCGAGGTTGCCGATCGATACCCTTATGGCGCGTGGTCGATGCAGCGCTTTTGGTCCGCTCAGCCCGAGCCGCACGCCGCGCGCCTGCTGGAACTGTGCTGGAAAGCTGAACTGCTGGCGGAATGCTCGCGCCACCGGATCGCAGCATCTTCGCGGACCAACATGATGACCCTGATCCGCGACATGGCTTGGCACATGACCGGCGCCGAGATCACCCGCGCCGTCTGCCGCCAACTGCGGATGCGCGAATTTCCCGAAGCAGATGCCCCGATTATCGAGAGGATCGCAGCATGAAATCCGCCCTCCAGCAAGCCCGCGAGAACGTCGCGGCGCGCCTCCATCAGCCATATCAGCAAAGGGCTGTGCTCGAAGGTTCCTGGGATCGCGGCTCCCTCGTTCGGGATGAGATCGCCAAGGTTGAGGGGAGGAAGTGATGGGGGAGGATTATTTCGTCAGTCTCGTGGAAGACCGGCCTGATAGCGGAATGTGGCACACCGGCCCGAACGCGGCTTGGGTGACCGTCACGCATCGGCCCACGATGATCAGCGCCCGCATGTTCGACATGAGCCACTTCGCCGCGCGCGAAGCCGCATTGGCCTGCTGCCAGATGATGGTCGACCAGTCCCGGCTGCTGAAATGCCAGTTCCCGGATCGCATCGGAGCCGCAGCATGAACCCCCGCGCCGCCCGCCAGGCATCCGGCATGACCCGCACCGAATGGGCAAGGGCCATGGGGGTGTCAGTGCTGACGACCAAGCGGTGGGAAGCACCCGGCAGCCGATACGCCCGCTCGCCAACGCAGCACCGCGTCGAGCGCATGGAGCGCGTGCTTACCGGGTGTGGGGTCGATTTGAGGGAGGTGATGGGATGAACAAACTTGCCATCATCGCGGCTGTTGCCGGATTCGTCGCCGGTCGCATCCAGTTCGTCCAGCATGGCCACGTCCCGACGCTGCCAGAGCCGGAGGTTGATCACGATGTCGTCGCGTTCAGCACCGGCGATATGCGCGATGGCGATCCCGAACTGGTCGAACGCAACCTGCCATCGATCATGCTGTCAAACGCATTCGGATGCGACATCGCGATCAGTCGCGACGGCGGACGAGCGCAATGGCTGACTGATGGCGGGGAGCCTGACAGGGGCGGTTTTCTGGTGGTGCGCAGGGAGGATCGGGTATGAACGCTGTTGCTGTGATTGAGGCGGCGGTGACGCCTGCCGAGGAATGGATCGACCGTGGCCGCACGCTCGCCGCCAAGCGCCGCGATGTCGATTGGGCAATTGCTGACTGGATGGTCGAGGGCAAGGCCGCCGGCCACCTCGATCAGGCCGGCTTCGACTTCCTCGCGGACAATCTGGGCATCGGGCCAGCCAAGCTGAAGCTGATCCACAAGGCTGCGGCGATCCCGGCGCACCTGCGCGACACCAGCCTGACGGTCGAGCATCACGCCCATGTCGCTGAGTTGCCGGTGCAAGAGCAGATCGAACTGCTGACCGAGGCCAAGCGCCAGCACTGGAGCGACGATGACCTGCGCAAGCAGACGATCAGCCGCCGCGCCCAGATCGGGGGGTATGAAATGCTGACCCCGGAGGAGTGGGAATATCACTCCCTCATGGCGATGCAGCACGCATGGAACCGCGCGCCAAAGCAGGCCCGCATCGATTTTCTGGAGATCGCGACAAAGGCAAACGGGGGTTTGATCGACGTATGAAGTGGAAACGCCCATCATCGAAGAAGCTGTGGCCTGTGCCGCCAGAGTTTGCCGAAGCCTTCCGCGAAGGCGGCCACCGCAAGGTTGAGCGATGCTACAACATGCGGAACGACCTCAAGCGCAAATGGCAGGAGATGGCCGGCGGAGATGAAAACCTGAAGCTGGAGCGCAAGCAGTTCATGACTGTGGCGCGCAAGGCTCGGCAGGGTGATACGGCTGGGAGGCGGAAGGGATGACTCCGAAGCAGGAGAAATTCTGCCAGTTATATGTCGAGCTGGGCAACGCGTCCGAGGCGTATCGGCAGGCATATGACGCGGCGCGGATGAAGCCCGAGAGCGTAGCGGTGCAGGCCGCGAAGATGCTCATCAGCCCTAAGATTGCCCTAAGGGTCGATGAATTGAAGGCTGCGGCCGCCGAGCGGCATGGCGTTACGGTGGATGACATCGCCGCGATGCTGCGTGAGGATCGCGATTTCGCCCGGCAGTGCGAAACGCCCGCCGCTGCCGTCAGTGCTACCATGGGGCTGGCCAAGCTATACGGACACCTGCGTGATAAGGTCGAGCATACCGGCAAGGACGGCAAGCCGATCCAGACCGAAGATGTGACCGAAGCCAACCTGATCGAGAAGGCGCGCCGCCTTGGTATTGACCCTACCACAATCGGCCTCTGATGACCGCGCCGCTCGGCTCGCTCTGCTGGCTGGGCTGGTGGCGAAGCGGAAGAAGGAGGCCCTCGCCCCAGAAGGCAAACTACTCGACTTCGCGCGCTGGTATTTCCCCGAGCGCGAGGGGATGGAGTTCATCGAAGGACCGCACCATCGGGTGATCGGTGAAACGCTCGATCGTGTCCTGCGCGGCGAAATCACCCGCCTCATCATCAATGTGCCGCCCGGATACACGAAGACCGAAGCGGCGGTGGTCAACTTCATCGCCAAGGGCTTCCATGTGAACCCCAAGGCGCGCTTCATCCACTCCACCTTCTCCGACGACCTGGCGCGTGAGAACAGCGACAAGGTGCTGCAGCTCATCGCCTTGGATGGATATCAGTCGATCAAGCCTGTCACCATCCGCGTCGATAGCAAGGCGAAGGACCGGTGGAAGACGGCTCAAGGCGGCGGGATGCTGGCCAAGGCTGCAGGTGGGCCTATCACCGGGTTCCGCGCCGGATACATGGACCGGACTATGTTCACGGGCGCGCTCGTCATCGATGATCCGCTCAAGCCGGATGACGCGTTCTCGGTCGCCAAGCGGAAGACGGTCAACCAGCGCGCCACCAACACCTTCCGCTCCCGCCTAGCGCATGACGACGTGCCGATCATTGTCATCATGCAGCGCCTGCATTCCGACGACTTCGTTGGGCACCTCCTCACCGGGGGCACAGGCGAAAAGTGGCATCACCTCAACCTGCCGGTGCTGATCAACAGCGCAGACGCTTATCCGCCTGAATGGACCCATGGTATCCCGATCATGCATGGCCTGCCTGACGGGCCGCTATGGGACGAGAAGCATGACGCCGCCGAAATCGAGGTGCTGAAGGCTGACGCCTACACCTTCGCCAGCCAATACATGCAGCGGCCGGTGTCGATCGAGGGCGCGTTGTTCGACATGGCGGGCTTCAAATGGTGGACCGACCTGCCGCCCATGGAATATTACTCCATCTTCGCCGATACCGCGCAGAAGACTGGCGAACGCAATGACTATTCGGTCATCCAGCTTTGGGGCAAGGCACAGGGCGCCAAGGCAATTTATCTGGTCGATCAGGTGCGCGGAAAATGGGAGGCGCCCCAACTGGAAACGACGGCGCGCGCATTCTGGGACAAGCATGTCGGCAAGGTAGTTCGGGGCTTCAATGTCGAGGATAAGGCATCAGGGACCGGCCTGATCCAATCGCTCAAAACCAAAGGCGTCCCGATCATTGGCATTCCGCGCGACCGCGACAAATACACCCGAGGCCTTGACGCCGCGCCGTGGATATCGACCGGCATGGTCCACCTGCCCGCCAATGAGGAGTGGACGCCGGCGCTGCGGTCTGAGTTGCAGATGTTTGATGGCCTCGGCACCGGATGGGACGATCAGGTGGATCCGCTGATGGATGCGGTGGCTTCGATGCTGAGCGGCGGCGCTTCGTGGGGCGCGTCTCTCTAGCCTACCGTCCGTAGCATATCGCCCCCTGTCGCCGCAGCGTTCTGGCATGGCCCAACTGCTCGACCATCGCGGCAATCCGATCCAATCTGCCGCGCGCAGCAATGTCGTGCCGATGGTGCGGGATGGCCTTGGCGGGCTGGTCAATGGCGCGACCGGCGCAGGCACGGGGATTGACCGCAGCGTCTGGGATTCCTGGCATTTCGTGCCGATGACGCCGCATGAAATCGTCTCCGGCTATCGGTCCAACTGGCTGCTCGGCAAGATCGTGGACATTCCCGCCGAGGACATGGTGCGGGAATGGCGCGACTGGCAGGCCGATGAGGCCCAGATCGAGACACTGGAAGAGGCAGAGCGCAATTTCGATATCGTCGGCAAGGTGCAGCAGGCCATTGCCTACGGGCGTTTGGGCGGCGGCGCGATGCTTCTCGGATATGGTGACGCCAACCCCGAAGCCCCCGCCCCGCAGCCAGGTAAGGACAGCCTGAAATATGTCCACGTCTTCAACCGCTGGGAGCTGACGATCGGCGAGGAACAGCGCGACATCACGTCGCCATGGTTCGGCCAGCCCCAATATTTCCAGATCAACGGCAAGCTCGACAATCCGAAGATCCACCCGTCCCGCGTGATAGTGTTCAAGGGTTCGCCTGTGCCCCGCTTCCCCGGCGTGACATGGGAAGATCATTTCTGGGGCGATAGCATCGTCTTCCGCATCGACCGGGCCGTGAAGAACGCAATCAAGGCCAACGACGGCTTCGCGCGCATGATCGATGAAGCGAAGATCGACATCTACCGCCTGTCTGGCTTCATGCAGAACCTCATCAGCAACGAGGATGAGGTGCGCAAGCGGGTGCAATATACTGATGCGGGCAAATCGTCGCTGCGAGGCGTCTATCTCGACAAGGACGACGAGTTCACCCAGCGCCAGCTCACGCTGACCGGGATGCCGGAAATGATCGAGGCGCTGCTTTCGGTTGTTGCTGGCGCTGCCGATATCCCCGCCACTCGGCTGCTCGGCCGCGCGCCGCAGGGCATGAACAGCACCGGCGATCACGACGAGCAGAACTACCACACGATGATCCGCAGCAAGCAGCGGCTCTATTTGTCCCCCTCGGTCGATCGCCTCGATGCCACGCTCATCCCGTCCGCGCTCGGCAACCGGCCGAAGGAAATCGGCTATAAGTGGTCGCCTCTCTCTCTGCCCAGCGAGAAGGAGCAGGCTGAAACGAACAAGCTCAAGGCTGAGACGATCAAGATCTACGTCGATGCGGCGCTGCTGCCGTCGAGTGCGATCGAGAAGGCCACGCAGTCCATGCTTTCCGATGACCAGTGGTTGCCGGGCCTGGACAAGGCGCTGGCCGAAGCTGAGGCCGCCGGTGAAGAGCCAGGCGGCGACGAATCCGAACTGGGGATCGTGCCCCTCGGAGAGAAAGGAGGTGGTCAGGGATCTGCCGGTAGCGGCGGGAATGCTGACCCCAATCCCGCCCGCCGTGCTGTGAATGATGCCGCGACCTGGCTATCCGACGCCACGCCGCGACCGCTCTATGTCCAGCGCAAGCTTCTGAACGCCGCCGATCTGATCGCATGGGCCAAGGACAACGGCTTTGCGACCACCCTGCCCGCCAGCGACATGCACGTCACGGTCCTCTATTCCCGCAGCCCGGTCGATCCGATGAAAATGGGCCGCGACTGGCGCGAGGATGAGAAGGGCCAGATCATCGTTCGGCCCGGCGGCCCGCGCGTTATCGAGAAGCTGGGCGAGAACGCCGTTGTGCTGCGGTTCGCCTGCCCCGATCTGGACTGGCGCCACAAGGACATGATCGAAGCCGGCGGTTCGCATGATTGGCCGGAATATGCGCCGCACGTCACGATCAGTTACACCGCGCCCGATGGTGTCGACCTTGACGAGCTCAAGGCTTTCAACGGCGTGCTGCGGTTCGGGCCTGAGGAGTTCTCGGCGCTCGATCTGGATTGGAAGTCCAAGATCGCGGAGGCCTGACGGTGGCCTATTCCCTCTCCCGCATGGCCCGCCAAGCAGGCAAGCGCCGCGACATCACCCTTCGCCCCATTATCCCCACCCAAGCCGCCGCAACCGACCTCGCTGCGATCTACGCGCCCGCCTGGCAGATATGGTCCGACAACATCGACCGCATTCTTGCCGGCTATGACCCGCAACCGCTGCCCACCGCCGACACGCTGACGATCGACACCGTAGATCAGGTGCAGGCCGCCATCAGCAGCGTGGCGCAGGAGTTCCTGACGGTACTCACCGCACGGATCGCGCCGGGGCTGCGGCAATGGGCTGTTCGTGCTGAGCGAATCCACCGCTCGAAATGGTCGGCCGCGATCAAGGCGGGCGTGGGCGTGGACCTTGATCTGATCCTGTCAGCGCAGCCGGTGGAGGAGACGCTTGCGACGTGGTTGGCGCGTAATGTTGCGCTGGTGCAGAACGTGTCGGATCAGGCGCAGGGCCGTATCGCTGACGCCGTGTTCCGGGGCTATGAGCAGCGGACGCCGGTGCGGGATGTGGCCAAGGAAATCCGCGAGGCGACTGGCATGGGGCGCGACCGGGCTTTGCGTGTGGCGGCTGATCAGTCGAGCAAGATATCAGCCCAGCTCGACCGCGAACGGCAGGCAGAGGCCGGGCTGACGCAGTTCAAATGGCGCCATTCCGGGAAGCTGCATCCGCGATCCTGGCACAAGGCGCGCGATGGCAAGATCTATTTCAGCCGCAGCGGAAAGCCAGTGGACGGCGGCGAGGCCATCCCCGCCGACGATCGCGCAGGGATGGCGCCTTGGTGCGGCTGCCGTGAGCAGGCCTATATCGCGCTGCTGGATGAGGTGGATTAACTAGGAAACCCGGCGATTCGTTGCTATCATGCGGGCCAGCGGTGCGGGAACACCGCCGACCCTGACCACAGCGCAATGGAGTGCGATATGGCTGATGAGCACGATAGCCAGTTTGCCCTAAAATACTACAGGAACCACCGGCGAGAGTGGGATGCCTGCCAGTCAGTTGAGGACGCTGTTGCAAGCGCATACTGGATGCAGGAAGACGGCCACGGCGCCCCTGATGAGGTCGTGTCCTTGGCTGGTGAGGTCGTGCTGCGAGGGGCGGAATTGGAGGCCGCAATGAACCGCTATGAGCGGGATTGCCCGAAGAGCGCTCCTCTTCCCCCTATCAAGCCTGTGTCGGGGGAAGATGCTGATGCTGCGTCCTTACTCGCCCAATTCCTTGGAGTTTCGTTCATCAGCGATAGTGAATGGCGGGATGTTCCAGATTTTGCTAGGGAAGTATGGCGCGAGAGGGCTTCAGCATGACCCCGCTTGAACGTGCGGCTCGGGCGCTATTCGAATATGAGCCCGGTCCTTATGGCGATTGCGTTGAATGGGCCATCGAGCAACCCTTTGGCTGGCGGGATCGTGTGGACGAAGTACGTTTAGTCCTCACCTCGATCCGCGAGCCGAGCGAGGCGATGCTTAATCGGGCGTATAACCACATGGAGGCCAATGGGAACGATCCGCGCTTCGCATGGGAAGCCATGATCGACGCCATGCTGGAGGAAGGTTGATGGCTGAACCTCGCAAGATCTACGGCATGAAGCTGAGCATTGAGAGCGACCCAGGCGATTTTATCCCCCTGCGCCCAGTCGATCTACCGATGAAGATCAAGCCGCTTGATGTATCGCTAGATTTCAAATGCGCACTGACCGACGAAGCGGTCAGCAGCCTCAACAGCCTCGCCTCTGATCAAGCCAAGGTTCATGCCGAGAGATTGCAGGCGGAAACTGATCGATGGTGCTGGAAAGCCATCGCACAAGGGGTCGGCAACCGGGTGTGGCGATCCGATCCCGTCGTCAATGATGGGACGTTCGTGGTGACATATCAGTTCATGATTTTGAAGCCCGGCATGCATCCGCCCGGCGCAGGCGTCATCTTCGGACCATTCTCCAACGGATAGCACGCCCTACCGTCCGTAGAGCCTAGCCAAGACCATGCGGCAGACAAGCCCCATGGTGCTATTCTCCGACGCCCTGACCCTTGACGCGCCCCGCCGGACTTCTGACGGCTACATGGCCGTGCGGGCAAAGGCGGCTCGGACTGGAACATACGCATACCTGGGCAGCGAAATCGATCCCGACAACAAGCATGGCCTGCGCGATGCGGGAATGGTGAACGTCCTGCGCGATGCCGAAGCGGTTTTTGACCCGCTGTCCGCGCATAGCTTCATCGGCAAGCCGATCACCGACAATCACCCTACCGTAGCGGTCAACGCCAAGAACTGGCGCGATCACGCGCGCGGGACGGTGATGGGCGCGAAGTGGGAGGAAGGCGGCTATCTCGCCTTCGACCTGATGCTGACGGATGCCGACACCATCGATGCGGTCAACGCCGGCAAGCGCGAACTGTCGAACGGCTACGCGGCGGAACTGCAATTCGGCGATTTCGATGGCCCCGGCGGCGTCAAATGCGTGGCCAAGCAGATCGCCATCAAGGGCAATCACGTAGCGATAGTGGACCGGGGCCGCGCTGGCCCGTCCTGCGCCATCACCGATGCCGCTCGCTGCGACAGCGCCCCTCGTTCCATCTTCGACAGCCTTACCACCGACGGAGCCGCAGAGGCCATTGCGTGGCTGAAGAAGGCCATCGCTCTGCATAAAAAGCATATGGACGGCACCGCTCCCACGACAGGTAGCGATGGCGAAAAAAGCCAAATGCTCATGATGACGCAAATGAAAAACGCGTTGTCCGAGCTTGAGTCCGGATCGTCCGGCAAATCCATGAAGATGGACCAGTCCACTTACGGAGCCCCTGCCATGAAGACCATGTTGATCGACGGGCTGACCGTCGACGTGTCCAACGCCGATACGGCCGAGGCCACGATCAAGACCCTGATCGCCGCGCGTGATGCGGCCACTGCGCAGGTCACCGACCTGACCAGTAAGGTGTCAACCCTCACTGCCGAGAGCCAGACCAAGGACGCGCAGATCACCACGCTCGAACAGCAGGTGAAGGACGCCAAGCCGACGCCCGCGCAGCTTCGTGAAGCCGGCAAGTCGCTGATGCAGACCGCCGACAAGGCCAAGACCCTCGGCATCGCCGTCACCGACGCGATGGACGAAGCGCAGATCATGCGCGCCACCGTCGACAAGCACATGGGCGAGAAGGCCAAGGACTGGTCGGATGAATCGATCGCCGCCTCGTTCGCCGTGCTGACCAAGGACGCCAAGCCGGCGGACCCGCTGCGGCAGGTGATTTCGGATGGCGTGCAGACCTTCGGTGATGCCGAAGCCGCGTTCGCCGATGCTCAGCGCAAGGCCAGCGAAGAGCGCCGCAACGCCTGGAAGACCCCCGCCACCTCGGCCGCAGCGTAAGGAAACCGCGACATGGCAATCACCATCCAGACCACTTACGCCGAGGACTATGCCAAGGGTTACCCCGGCATGGTTGCCAATGGCGAAACCTCCAACCGCATCAGCCGCACGGTCGAATCCGCTGCGGGCGCTGCGTTCGGCGCGCCTCTCTATCGTGGCGCGGGCGACCATGGCTGCGTCACCACCGTTGGCACGCTGGCCACCTTCCTGGGCTGGGCCATTGCCGATCGCGGCATCGTCCCGACCGTCGTGACCGGCGCGGTGGACACCTATCCGCAGTATTCGACCGCCGGCATCCTGACGCTCGGCGCCATCTACGTGACTGTCACTGGCTCTGTCTCGGACGGCCAGGCGATCACTGTCGGGACCGGCGCTGGCGCCGCCGATGGCATTGGCGGCACCGCTGCTGACGCAACCCATATCGCGACCGGGTGGGTCGCGGACGAAACCGTGACGAACGGCATCTGCCGTATCGTGCGCCGCTAAGGGGGGAATGACCCAAATGACTGGCCTGATCTTCACCGACGCGCAGCAGGCAATCGGCTTCGCCCGCCCCGCGCTCTATCGCACTCACTCCACCGTCATGGAAGAGAAGTACCCGGCGTTCGAATATGCCAAGTACATCCCCACCAACGAAGACGGCGACATGTGGGATGTCGGCACCGTCGTGACCTCGCTGAACGGTCCCGCTGGCCGCGCCGAATATCTCTCGGGCAAGGGCTTCGACATTCCCAACGTGTCGGCCCAGATGTCGCAGGGCGTCAGCAACTTCTACCTGGCCGGCTGCGGCTATGAATTGTCGCTGCAGGAGGTCAATCGCGCATCAAAGATGGGCGTCGACATCAACACCCGCGACGCTTCGGACGCGCGCAAGATCGCTGAGAAGTTCATCTACGACCGGGCGATGACCGGTTCGACGGAAAAGGGCTTCACCGGCCTCCTGAACAACGTGACCGTTCCCACCGCGAACGTGCCGGCAGATGGCACCGGCTCGGTCACCTCTTGGTCGGCCAAGAACGCGGACCAGAAGGCGCGCGACATCAATCTCGCGCTGACCGATGTCTATGCCGCCACCAAGGAAACGGAACTCGCGGACACCCTGCTCCTGCCGACCTCCAGCTTCCTCGATGCTTCGACCACCCGCATGGGTGATACGGGCATGACGGTGCTGGCGTTCCTCCAGCAGAACAACGCCTATACCGCGATCACTGGTCTGCCGCTGAACATCATGCCGGCGCGTGAACTGGAAACCGCGGGCGCTGGCGGCACCAAGCGCATGGTCGCCTATGCGCGGAATCCGGGCATCCTCGAATTCTTCCTTCCCGGCGCCTTCACCTTCCTGCCGCTGCATCCGCTGTCGTCCATGTCCTGGCGCGTCGACGGGATCATGAACGTCGGCCAGACCGAAATCTATCGCCCCAAGGGCATCAGCTACCGGGATGGGATCTAAGCCATGAAGTCGTTCACGAACCACACCGCCGGCCCCAAGGGCGTCAATATCGTCGGCGGATCGACCGTATGGATCGATCCCGGCCAGACCGTCGATATCGATCCGAAGACGATCGACGGCAAGGTGCCCGATCTCGGCAAGGCCGCCGACGCTTCGTCCAATGCCGATGACGGCGCAATTGAAGCGCTCGCCGCGCAGGTCGCTGACCTCACCAAGCAGGTCGAGGCCCTGGCGACCGAGCGCGACGGCCTGGCGAAGGACAAGGAAGACCTCACCAAGCAGGTCGAGGCCCTGACCAAGCCCGCCGACGCCAAGAAGTAACCGCATCCTCCGGGGGCAAACGGGGCCGCTGCTCACACCGGGCGGCGGCCCTATTCGTAAGGACTGACCCATGGCCTACACCCCGCCGACGAAGGCGACGTTCATTGCGATCTTCCCGGCGTTTGCCGCGGTGACGGACGAGGCCTATGCGTTCTGGTCTGCGCGCGCCGGGCGGATCGTGGACCCGATGCAGGCCTGCCTTGCCGATGACGCTGATCTGGCCGCCATGCTGCTCACGGCGCACCTCCTCACGCTCCAGGGCATCGGCACCGGGGCAGAGGCAGAAATGGCCGCCCAAGGCGCGAGCGGGTTCAAGCGGATCAAGTCGGGCACGATCGAACTAGAGCGCGGCGATGCGGCGTCCAGTGGTGCCGACATGGGCGAATATGGCGCGACCAGCTATGGCCAGCGACTCTATCCCATGCTCAAGGCCTGCCTGGCCGGCCCGCGCGTGACCGGAACCGGCCCCGTCATCGGCGGCTGCGGCTTCAACGGGTTCGCGGGGCCTCTGCCCTATGGGAGATTCTGATGGGGTTGTTGGATGGCGGGATCGCCCGGATCTTCAACGCTGCACTCTCGGGCCTGTATCTCGACGGCGCCCTGCATCGCGACGGCACCGACCCGATCTATGAAAATGAGGGCAACATCACCGGCTATGCTGGTGGCGCGGATATCCCGATCAAGGTCCAGCGCGACGCCTGCACATATGCCATGCGCCAGAGCGAGGGCTATTCGGAGGGCGACGTGATGCTGCTGATCCTGGATGCCCCGCTCAATGGGGTGAAGGTGACAACCGACATGCAGGCGACCGATGGGGACGGCGATCGGTGGATGATCAGGTCGGCCGATCTGGATGCGGCCAGCTCGCATTGGGTTTGTCGGGGGCGGGCGGCGTAGTGGCTCGGATGAAGGGGGCCGATGCGCACCTTAAGCGGCTCAGAAACATGACAAGAGGGATGCGCAAGGAGGCGTCAAAGCTTGTCTATGTGCTGGCCGATATGCACGCGACCGAAGCCGCATTGAGCATTACCGAAGGTGCAGTGAGCGGAAAAGGCCACGTTCCGTCAAAGTCTGGAGAATCGCCAAACGCAGACACCCATTTTCTGGACAGATCAGTGCATGTGGAGCGGACGGGCGAACTCACCGCACAATCTATCGCAGACGCCCCTTATGCGGCCAGGCTAGAATTTGAAATGGATCGCCCCTTCATGCGGCCAGCAGCCAAGAAGATCCGCAAGGCCGCAAGTAAGCTGGCTGCGAAGGGTGTATCGATCATCGTGAAGGGCGGCAAGCTGTAGGCGTCCGTAGCAAATCCGGCCCCTTGCACGGCCAATAGGCTATGGCCAAAATCACCTTCACCTCCGACTATAACCATCGGTGGCCATCGCGCGCCGTTACCCACTTCAAGGCGGGTTGGAGCGGCACTGTCAAACGCGAGGTGGCAGACGCGGCTATCGCTCTTGGGAAGGGGACAGGCGGCGGCAAGCCTGCTAGACAGAAATCCGATGGGGATCAGGTTCGATATCGACGTGCTGGCGATCTGGATGGATGCCATTCTGGATCGGATGGAAACGGAACATCCGGAAACGAATTGGAATCTGCTCGCGCTCCTGGGGGAGATGATGTCCCTGCCGTTGTGGTTGGGGGCTGACAATGACAATCAGCCCGACCGTTGAGGCCCGCTCGGTAATCATCAGCGCGCTCAAGTCGTCCCCGTCCGTCACGACGTTGATACCCGCGAGCCGCCTCTACCCCACGGTAACGCCGGCAAGCCCCGAAAAGCCATTTGGCAAGTACGGCGTAGAGGATTCCGAGCCGCTGCGGGCCTCAGGATGGCGGGGTGGGGACGTGGACGCATCATACGATGTCGTCGTTGCCAAGAGCGCGGCCATTCCTGATCCCAAGACTTACGCCGAGAAGGCCGTCGCAGCTATCGCAGATGCCATCGACGCGCTGCCAGATTGCAATGTCGATCGAACCGTTATGGTCCAAAGCTCTGAGGCCGACAGTTGGCGGGGTGTCGTCTATTTCACCGTCAGCATAGTCAAGCAGCTTTAGGCGTCCGTAGCGCATAGCAGCCCTCCCCCCGCAAAGTCGGCCAAATCTCATCAACGAGGGTATCGGCAATGGCATACGCGGCGAAGGTAAAGGGCAATTACGCCGACATCATGTTCGGCGATGGCGACAGCCCGGAAGTGTTCACCCAGCTCTGCGGGATCAACACGCGCGGCATCACCATCACCTATGCCAACGCCTTCGAGTTGACCGACTATGATTGCGCTGACCCGGAAGATGCCGGCCAGACGATCCGTGATGTCGGCGCGCAGGACTGGTCGATCACCGGTTCTGGCCTGTATAATCGCGCTCAGATGGCGGCGATCCGCGGCCTGATGGGATCGACGCAGAACTGGCGCTTCGCTCTGGACGAGCCGCCTGCCCCCGCCGCCGCTGTTGACGATGGTTACTGGCAAGGCCCCGGCTTCATCTCGTCGTTCGAAATCACTGGCAACGATGGCGAGTGGACGCAGGCGAGCATCACCATCACCGGCGCCGGCCTGCTCGAATGGGCTGACGCAGCCTGATGCAAAACCATCTGACGCTTGATTTCGGCGACGGCATCTATGATTTCAGGCTGCCCTGGGCGGCCTGCGCCGAGATCGAGCGCAAGGCGGACGCGGGCATTCAGACGATCTATGAGCGCGTGATGGCCGGGCATTCCCGCTTGATCGATGTCTCCGAGATCATCCGCCAGGGGCTTCTCTGCGGCGCGGGAGGAACGGTTGATGGGCAGCCGGTCGAATGCACGCCTCGCGTCGTAACTGCGCTGGTGGAGCGCTACGTGACCGGACCGGAAGCCCGCCCCTTCATCGAGAGTTGGAATCTCGCTGCGTCGGCCCTGCACACCTTCATGCAGGGCTATGAAGACGCACAGGAAGGCTCAAAAAAAAAGGAAGACGCGGAAGCGGCCGAATAGACATCGGCCAGATCCTCGCCAATTGCGCCATGATGGGCGGCATCCCCCCATCTGAGGCAAAACAACTCACCCTCTACGAATACCAGGCGATGCTCCATAATTGGGAGCAGGCGCACAAGACTGGTGAAGAGCAGCCAGAGCCGCCGTCGATCGAGGAAACGGAAGAGCGTCGGCGCAGTCTTGAGGCGAGAGGGGTTGCAGTTCTGGGTTAGCAGCCCATCTGTGACCAGACGTTCGAAAATTCAGCAGCATCCATCTGAGACGAAAGCACGGTGGCATCGCCGCCGTTCGACACATATCGTTCGAATCCGGTCATGCCACCAAAGCCATTTTTGGCGTTTACCTCTCCGCAAACAACCGAGACGCTTTGGTAGCTGCCAAGTTTTTCGTTGCGATACTCTGCTGATCCGGGGTCTCTGAGTTTCTGTTCAACTGCCTTGTGGGCAAGAATGATCATCCCATCTTTTTTCTCTCGGACGGATGATTGCTGTCCGCACGCCGACATGAGCAACAAACAAACTACAAGATTTTTTTTCATGGTGCCCCGCCTTATTACATTCCCGGCAAAACCGCTTTGAGGGCCACTGCTGCCGAGCTTTGACCAGAGTTGTAACCTGTAAAGATCAGGTCGTAATCCTGTCCTCCACCATCACGGATCAGCTTGGCTTCACCTTTTTCGAACGCAACCTGTAGTGTTCCGGGGTCCGCCTCTATTCTTCCATCCGCGATCTTTGATCCGTGAGCTCCATTCCTCACATCAATCACGTAAGTGACCAGTCCCCGTTCAACCCCGCTAACGACCAGCACGCCGCTTCCTTTCAATGTCCTCGAAAAGGCCATCTATCTCTCCATAGGTCCGATTACCGTCCGTAGCATATGACCAACCCGCATGGCCAATCAATGGCATGCCAACCGCAGACGAAGTGATTGTCGAGTTCGAGGCTCGCGTCGGCAAATATGAGGCCGATCTTCGTCGATCTGCCGCCACCTTCGAGCGCGTCACACAGGCGCAGCAGCGTCAGATGGTGGCCCTCGAACGCCAGATTTCCATGTCGTCTGGCCGGATCGGTTCTGCCTTCAAATCTCTCGCTGGGCTGTTCGGCGCACAGCAGGTCATTGGCCTCTCAGATTCCTACACCCGCCTCCAGAACAGTTTGAAGGTAGCCGGCCTTGAAGGCGAGGCGTTGGCCGAGACGCAGGCGAAGCTACTCGACCTCGGCGGTAAATATGGTGTGTCCGTCAATACCTTGGCCGACCTCTACGGCAACCTCGCCCAAGTCAGTGGTGAACTGGGGGCGAGTCAATCACAATTGATGACAATCAACGAGGCTGTTGCGCAGTCTCTGATCGTTACCGGGAAAAGCTCGCAGGAGGCGTCTGGAGCCGTTCTCGGCCTTGTGCAGGCGTTTGGCAATGGGAAGCTCCAAGCGGAAGAGTGGGCGCAGATCAACGAGGGCGGACTTCGCCCGCTGCTAGAAGCGGCGGCGGCTTCTGAGAAATATGCTGGCTCCGTCCAGAAGTTGAGGAAGGCTGTCTACGACGGCAAGGTCAGCAGTCAGGAATTTTTCCAGGCAATCCTGGCGGGCGCGAGCGTCATCGAGGGCAAGGCAGCGAATGCAACTTTGACCTTGGAGGGAGCGTATACTAGCCTCAACAATCGCCTAATTGAGTTTGTCGGCTCTGCGGCTTCCACCAGCGGGGCTGCGGGAGCAATTGCTTCAGGCCTGCAAGCGCTTTCCAACAATCTTGAGACTGTATCAAATGCATTGGCGGTGATTACAACCGTCATGGGGGTCCGATACGTTGCGGCTGCTGGTGCCTCCGTTATTGCGACAACAGCTAAGAATGCGGCGGAAGTCAGGGCGCTACTCACTACTCGCGCACTTACTGGCGCCACCTATCAGGCAAACGCGGCTATCCTCGGCGAGGCTTCCGCGGCAAGGATAGCTACGGCATCAGTGTCTGGCCTAGCCGTGGCTCAAGGTGTAGCCGCCCGCGCTGGTGCTGTTCTTCTTGGTGCAGTTGGTGGGCCCATAGGGGCGGCAGTTCTCGCTCTTGGCGCGGGAATACTTTACCTTTCAACCCGCACAGATGAGGCGGCAACCGCATCTGGCGAATATGCAAAGGCGCAGGATAGACTTGCCAAAATTCAAGATAAATCGGCGGCTGCGGCTTCGAATGTAGCTATCGCCACCGGCAAGGCGAGAGTTGAAGCACTCGCCAATGCAAAAGCGCTGCAGCAAGAGACACAGCAGTATATTGCGAATGCCAAAGCGGCAGCCGCAGCGGCCAGGGCCAAGGCTTCACAGGCCGCGCAAGATGCAAGAATCATAGCAGCCTCTTCCGGCGCTCAATCTGTGTCTACCGGGTCAGCGATGATTGTGGGCGGGAACATTGTGGGTCAGAGGACTGATACCGCAAATAGGCAGGCGCAAACAAACCTGCGGGTCGCCGAAGAGAATCTGAAAAAGGCAGAAGAAGAGCTTAAGAGGATCAACGCGACCGTCGATGGACTTACCGCGCCTAGAGTGGTTACCCCTGCCGCCGACGACCCCAAGAAAAAGCCGAAATCCAAAGCTGACAAGCCAGACCCGCTCGCTGCCGATCGCGAGCTTGCTCAGTTGCGCATTGAGGAATTGCAGGCCCGCCTAGACCTCGCCACCACTGCCGAGGCCCGCGCCGATCTGCAGCGCAAAATTCTCGCGGAAGAGCGCGCCCAACGCGTTGCCGAGATTGCGGCAAACAAGGATCTCTCTGATAAGCAGCGGAAGGCTGCTCTGGACGCTATCGACCGGCTGTATGGCGCGCAGGGTGAGAATGGCGATATCGTCGTCGCTCCGGGCCGATATGACCAGCGGGTTTCCCGCGATCTGGAGCGCGAGCAGGCACAGCGGGCGCAAGACATCGCAGATGAGCGGTTCCGCGCAGAGCAGGAAATCCTGCGCAACCAGTATGATCTGGCTGACAGCAGCGCCGAGCGAAAGCGCCTGGCGCTGGCCTCGATCGACCTTGATGAGCGGTATCAGCGCGCGCAGTTGCAGGCGATCATCGATCTGGAAGGGGCCAATTCTGCCGAAGGGCAGCGCGCCCAAGCTGGATTGGATAGTTTGGGCGAGATCAGCGATGGGCGCCGAAAAGTTGCAGAGCGTTCAAATCAATCGCCTTTGGAGGCGTATCGCGACCGCCTCAATCGAGACGGCAATGAAACCAGCGACATGGTTGAGGGCTATGTCGTAGACGAGCTTCAGCACGTCCGAGATAGCATCCGTGGCGGCATCGAAAAGCAGCTTGGTATCAAAGATCCACTGATCAGCGGTCTATTGAACATGCTGATCGAAGATGTGCTGATCAAGCCCATCACCGATGCGCTGTCGGAGGCATCTAAGGACGGCAGCGGCGCGGGTGGCCTGTTGCAATCGCTGGGCGCTGCGGCAAGCAAGATATTCGGTGGCGGACGCGCGATCGGCGGCCCTGTTCAGGCTGGGACGCCATACATGGTGGGCGAAAGTGGGCGCGAGATGTTCGTGCCGCAGCAGTCTGGCGTGATCGTTCCGAATCATCGCCTCAGCGGCCGATCCGCAGGCCAGCAAACCGTCATCAATTACATCGGCCCCGGCGCGGAAGAGTTCTGGGGTTCGGTCGACGCGCGGTCGGCGCGCGTTGCTGCTCCGATCGCCCGCACTGAATCCTCTCGGTCAGGCGCCGCGTCCTATGCGCAAGGTCAGAAGTCCGCCCCCGGCACCATGTACAAATATTCTCAGTTGAAGGGCTGACATGCGCGAGGCATTTGGCATCCGCATCGATAGCGACCCGGTGGCGAGGCTTTGGACCGGATTCGGCAGTCTGTTGATCCCCGCCGACATCGTGGAGAGCGCGCCAGCCCTTTATCTCGGCGGAGGGCAGTTGCTCAGCGCGCCGGATTTCGAGCATCCACTTAACGGTCAGGCTGAGCGCCTGGATATCCGACTGTCCGGTGTGAGCGCCGATGTGGTCGCCATCGGCACTACCGAGGCGGCATCCGTCAAGGGCGCCAAGGTCCACTTCGTCCGCTTCTACTTCGATGACAATTGGGCGCTGGATGGCGTCGAATATGAGGCGGTATTCCGCGCTGACAAGCTGACGTTCAGCAGTGAGGATGACGGCAACGGCGGGCGCACTCGCACGCTCACCCTGTCGATCGCGACCGACGACACGAACCGCAACCGATCGCCTGCCGCGTTCTTCACCGATCAGGATCAGCGCCGCCGGTCCCCGACCGACGCGATTTTCAGCCATGTCGCGGGCATCACCCAGGGTGTGCTGCGGAGGTTCGGCACACGATGAACCTTGGCGACTTCCTCAAATCCCCGCGGCCGGAATGGGACTGGCAGACGCATGACTGCTCGCGCTGGCTCGACCGGTGGCTGGTTCTCAGCGGACACGCCAGCGCCATGGAGGCGATCGGCATATCCTATGACAGCGAGCGCAGTGCGGCCCGCGTGATCGTGCGCGGCGGCGGCCTCCTGCATCTATGGCGGCGTGGCATGGAAGCGATCGGGCTTCCTGCGGTCGATGATCCGCAGATGGGTGACGCGGCCATTCTGGATAAGCCGACCGACGACGGCCACAACCGGACGACTGGAATCTGGACCGGCGAGCGCTGGGCTAGCGTCCACCGTCACGGCCTGGTCTGCGCGCCGGGCACTCCTCTTGCGATCTGGAGGGTCTGATGGGCGGCGTCGTCAGGGCGATTGTCTCGCCGCTCAGTCTGATCGACAAGGATCTGGGGCGCATATCGCTACAGATCGTCGCTGTGGCCGCCGCCTTCATCCCCGGTGGCCAGCCCTTTGCCGCCGCCGCTGCGCTGGCGCTGGCCGTCCTCTACAAGCCGAAGGGGCCAAAGCCCGAGCAGCAGGAGCGCTCAATCAAGAGCAGCACGCCGCCGCGCATCGGCGCGTTCGGCAGGGTCAGGCTGTACGGCGCCTATATCCTCTACGTCACCAACGAGGATGGCTATGCGGTCGATGTCTGGGCCTATCATGACGGCCGGGTAGACTTCATCGAGCGCATCTATCTGGGTGACAAGCAGGTCAAGCTGAATGGCTCTGGCTTCGTCATTGGCCAGGACAATGGCGAGTTCGGCTCGGGCAATGACACGATCAAGATCGGAACGCGCCTCGGCCTCGATACCGAAACCGCCTTCGCCGAGGTCATTTCCCGTCTGCCAGGCATCTGGACATCGAGCCATCGGGGCGACGGCGTTGTCACTGGATGCATGATCTCCAAGCCGGTGAAGGCGAAGAACTACAACGATGTCTATCCGACCGGCGGGCCGGATGCGAACCAGATGTCGCTTGTCGTCCGTGGCCGCCGCGTCTTCGACTGGCGTGACCCGACTCAGAACATCAGCAACCGCAGCACATGGAAGTGGTCTGAGAACGCGGCGCTTGCGATTGCCTATTACTATCTGAACCACAACAACAAGGATTGGGACACGCATTTCGCGCCCACCCTCGCTTATTGGACTGCGTTCGCTGACGACTGCGATGTTCAGATGGCGGTTCAGAATGGTGCTGGCGTGTTCGTGGATGACGCGGATTCGAGCGACACAAGCTTTGAGCTGACCAGCGTTGAGGGCCTCACGCCGGGCAAGACGATCACCCTTGCCGCCTATGGCATCAACAAGGTCGTGTCGTCCGTCAGCGGCAATATCGTCACGATCACTACCTCGCTAGGGGATGATTATCGCGCCGGGACCGTGATGCGCTGGACCGGAGGCGGGACCGAGGCGCGCTACCGTGTCGCGCTGGCCTACAAATACACCGACCAGCACAAGGTCACGCTTGGCAATCTGCTGGCGGCCTGCGACGGCATGGTGACGCCGCGCGGCGATGGCGCGCTTATCCCGTGGTCGGGGCGCTATGTCGAGCCAGACCCTGACGATGCGATTGGCCCGGCGGAGATCATCACGTGGACCATGGACGATGGCATTGTCGATGAGGATCAGGCCAACGTCGTATCCCTGACCTACCTGTCGTCGGATCACAATTTCACGAGCGTCGACACCACCGCCTGGCGCGACGAGGACAGCATTGCCGATGTTGGCGAGAAGTCCACCAGCCTGGATAACAGCGTCCCGAGCCATGCGCAGGCCCGGCGGCTTGCAAAGCGACTGCTCGACAAGTCTATGGCGCCATATCGGGGCACGCTGGTCCTCAACACCAAGGGCCGGAAACTGTTGGGTAAGCGCTTTTTCCCGCTCAACATCACGGAAGCTGGCACCACATTCTTTGCCGGGCCTGCAGAGATTGTGCGCATCCGGCGGACGCAGACGGGCGTTGAACTCGACTGGGTTCGCGCCAATCCCAACATCGACGCCTGGAACCCCGCGACCGAGGAAGGTGAGCCGGCCCCCGTTGGCGCGCGTCCGGCAGCCATTCCCCTCGACGCCCCAACCATCACTTCCGCCGTTGCCGAACTGAGCGAAGACAGCGCGAATGCTCGCGTTCGCATCACGGTCGATGGCTTCGATCGCGACGACATCACTTGGTATGCCCGCTGGCGCGTCACCACTGACACGACGTGGAACGAGCAGGAATATAGCGACATCGACCCTGGCGCGTCTGCCGTGCTGCTGACCAACCTAGTACCTACCGATCTCGCTGTCGATGTTGCTGTGGCCTATGGCGTAGGCGATGGGCGGATTTCGCCATGGTCCGCGCAGGAGACGGTCAGCACCGAAGTGGATCTCATCTTTGATGGCGGCGACGCCACGACGGAGGCCTGATGCCTACGGTTCGCTTTCAGCTTCGCCGAGACACCGCGGCAAATTGGACCAGCGTCAATCCGACGCTGGCCGATGGCGAGCCTGCCGTTGAAACTGATACCCAACGTCAGAAGCTGGGCAACGGCGCAACGCCATGGAATTCACTGGCCTATGTGGCTGACGGCACGGTCAAGAGCGTCAACGTATCGGGCGGCTCGACTGGCCTGACCTTCTCCGGCGGCCCGATCACTGCAACCGGATCGCTGACACTCGGCGGCACGCTGTCGATCGCCAACGGCGGCACCGGTGCGACGACGCAGGCCGGCGCACGGACGGCGCTCGGTCTGGGCACAGCCGCGACGCAGAATATCGGTACATCCGGTGCGACCGTTCCCTTGATATCGTCCACAATCATTTGGTCTGGCGGGCATACATTCACGTCAGCCATGACTCTCGCGCCAGTGGCCCTCAATGCCAGCTTCTTCGTAAATGCCGACGCTGGCTATGCGGCGCGGACCGTCTATCGCCGGGGCTCGTCGGCGAGATGGCTGACCGGCATGGACGGCAGCACGGAAAGCGGAAGCAATGTCGGCACCGATTTCTACATCGATCGATACAGCGACGCCGGGGCCTATGTCGCCCACGCCCTGACGATCGAGCGCGCCAGCGGGGCGCTGACGCTCGGTGGCCCGGCGCGTCCCGGTGCGGACAATAGCTACACGCTGGGCACCGCCTCGCTGCGCTGGGGCCAGATCTATTCAGGCACCTCGACAATCAGCACCTCCGACCGGCGGGCAAAGCAGAATGTCGAAGCGATCCCGGCGGAGTGGCTCGATGCCTGGGGTGATGTCGAGTGGTGCAGATATCGGTTTCGCGATGCGGTTCGCGCCAAAGCAGGCGATGCCCGCTGGCATGTCGGGCTGGTGGCGCAGCAGGTGCATGAGGCCTTTGCAGCGCATGGGATCGACGCCTTCGATATCGGCCTGCTGTGCTTCGATGATTGGGGCGAGCAGCGTGAGCCGGTCATCAGCAAGACGGGGACGATAACCAAGCGGACGCGCGTGGCGGTGAAAGCGGGGAACCGCTGGGGCCTGCGCTACGACGAATGTTTTGCGGTCGAAGCCGCTTATCAGCGGCGGCGCATGGACCGCCTGGAAGCCCTGATTTCCGCAAAATCCTGACAACAGGACGCATCTACCGTCCGTAGCTTGAGCCAGCCCGCATAATCATCGTTCGGCCATGCTGCCGATCTTTCCCACGCACCGGTTCAATCCGCAGAATATCAAGGCGGACGTGGTGCCGACCATGATTGACGGCGGCACCGCGATCAACGGTGACCATACGACCATCCAGACCGATGGCGGCGGGCGGTGGGAGATCACCTATTCCGGCATCATGCTGCGCAGCCCGGCGATCATCCGCCTGTGGGATGCATGGACCGCCTACATGCCGGGCCGCAGTTTCTGGGTGCCGCTGGTGTCGCTCTACACCGGCCCTCGCCCCGCCAATGGCGCTCACCCCGCCCGCCCTTCCTCGATCCACGCCAATGACCCCGATTTCCCCACGGAAGTCCGATATGCCGTTCCGTACATCGTCGCGGAGGTGGTGACCCCGCCGACCACGATCCCGACACAGATGACAGTGAACGTGACGCAGGGCGCGCGCCTGCAGGCTGGCATGAAGGGTAATGTCGGCGGGCGGCCGTTCAAGATTGAGCGCATCCTGTCACGCGACGGCCAAGAGGCGGAGTTCTCTTTCCTGCCCCCTATCCGCGACGCAATCGCGGCTGGTGAACCGGTCAATTTTGACTGGCCCCTGGCACTGTGCAAGCTGGTGCTGGGCCAAGACCTCGCGCCAGATCTGTCGTTTGGCCGTAGCGCACAGATGGCGATCAACTTCGTGGAAGATCGGTCCACTCCGCTGGCGGAGGCGGCCTGATGCCTAGCACCTGGCAGATGGACATCGAGCTTCCCCGCTCTGGTTCGGCGCAATTCACCATCCTCGCACAAGACGTGAATGGCGGCTCCGTCGACCTGACCGGCGTCGATATCGTGATGGAGTTCCGCGACCAGTCTGGCGACGCTGCCACGATCTCCACGGCTGGCATCGAAACGAACGACGATGTGACCGGCGTGATCGTCACCGACGCGACCGGTGGCCAGATCCTCTGCACGATCTACGGATCCGACTTCGCCGCGCTGGACGGCGCTTATGAGGTCGTCCGCCTCTCCCACAAAATCCGTTTCACCAAGACCGGAGACGCCCCGCTGCTGATCTACGGCCAGGTGAACCTCCTGCCGGAGTAGAGCATGGCCCTGTCCGATGTGAAAGTTATTAAGGTCACGACTGCTTTGGCGGACCCGCTTGCGGCCAAGGCAGATTCTGCGGCGGTCAACGCCAGCCTCACTGCACTTCAGGGCAATCTCAACGAGATTGAGGCAGAGTCGGTGTCGCGCGACGATGCTCTCGGCACTCGCATCGATGGCGTCGAAGATGAACTGGCGAACAAGGCGGAGGCCGGCGCCGTAAATGCTAGCCTGCTCGCGCTTCAGGGGAACCTCAACGAAGTCGAAAGCGAATCCGTCGCCCGCGATGATGTGTTGACCGCCGCTGTGGCTACAAAAGCCAGCGCGGCAGATTTGACAGCTCTGGAAACCGAAGTCGCCACCAAGGCCAATGCGGGCGACGTAAACACCGGCCTCAACACCCTGCAGACCGAAATCAATGCGATTGAGGGGGAGTCCATTGCGCGGGATAACGATCTGGGCGCCCGCGTCGATGCCGCCGAAACCGAGATCGCGACGAAGGCGAATGCTGGGGATGTCAACACCGGACTGAACACGCTCCAGACCAACCTGAACGGCGAAACCAACGCCAGGGCGGCAGCCGATGCGGCGGAAAGCGCAACCCGACTGGGTGCCGATAATCGCGGGTTCGATTATGTCGGCGCTATCATCGCCTCGGTGCGGGCATTCGTTATCCGCATGGTTGGCAATGCCGAGAGTCGCCTTGAGGGCCGCGCGGACCTGCGTGCCATCGCGGCAAGGGATCTCATGCGAAAGCGCACGGGCGCGGTGCAGAGCCTGTCCATCGACATGACTCGCTCCATGCGTTCGGTGCGCCGTGAGGGCATGCCGGCGGCCGCGCTGGAGATCGAAGACGTAATCTGGTCGGTCGCCGGCAACGTCGTATCGGTGCAGGCCGGGCGCACCGCTTTACGTTCCGCCGGCCGGGCAATCTATCCGATCGGCAGTGTCTCCATTGATCCGATCGCTTCTGCTTCGATCGTCGGCGAGGAAGCGAGCATTGTCTATGTGGCCAACACCGCGGCGGCCAGCTTCGCACTTGCGGGTGCCGGGGGACGCCTAGATCACGCCCGGCTCTCCAACGTCGTGGTGCGCGACGCGGCGACTGATGATGTTCTGGCATTGGGCACCGATTATCTGCTCAACGCCGAACAGGGTGCGATCCAGAGGGCTGCGGCAGGATCCGCGCTGGCCGTCGAAGTCGATTACGATTATTCGGACGTGCGCTATGACCTGATCGAGACGGACCTAACCGGCGCGCTGAGCGTCAAGAAAGGGACGGTGCGCAACCGCGACGTTGCCGAATATCTGCCGGCGCGATCGGCCGGAAAATATCCGCTGCTGATTGTGCGCGTCACCGCCGCCGGCATGACAATCTGGCGCTGGCAGGATCAGGAACGGTCGCAGGTTCAGGCGCCGGCGATCATCCAGCGGGGTCGCGCGAAGGCGCTCGGCAATTTCCATCGCGCATTGCGGGAAGGCGGGACGGTTCGGATTGCCGGCTACGGGACGAGCCGGACCAACCTGGGCGGCGTGGCGGCATCGCTCTATGCAGCGAACGGGCAGCAGCGCGACCGCATGGCCGACAGCGGCTTCATGGCGGCGCAGGATGCCGCGTTCATCGCTACCCTGCCGCTGTTCGATCATGGTGACGGCGCGGGGCAGGTCCATACCCACATAGGCTGGAACTGGACGCTGAAGGCGGCGATCGAGCAGCGCTATCCCAATATCGTCGAATATCTCAATTTCGGGATCGGCGGGACCACCAGCGGCAACACCGACAATGGCGGGACGGTTCCGGCGCGCCTGGCCGGGTTGACCGGCAGCGGTGCGCATCTGGCCGTGATCGAATTCGGAATGAATGAATTGGGGTCGGCTGGGGCCGACACCATCACCAACCTGATTGCGATCGGGGAAGCTTGCCGGGCGGCAAATATCGACCCGGTGTTTATCGCGCCCGCTCGGCCCAATGCGACCTATTCAGCGGACATTCTGGATCGATGGGTCGTTGAAAATCGACAAATCGCCGCCGCTGCGGATTATCTCGCGGCCCCCTTCATCGATACAGCTTCGGTGTTCGGCGTCGATCGCCTGGGGCCACTCGACCCTCGCGACATGTGCGGCTCCAACCTCTTCAATCATGACAGCGTATTTGAGCTTGGCCTGATCGGCCGGGCGCTAACCTCCATCGTTCTCGGCTGAAAGGATCTCCCATGCCTCGCCCCCTGCGCTCGCCTGCCTTTCCCAACGGCCTTGTGCGGTTCACGCCATCGGACCCGGATGAAGCCTATTTTGTCGATCACGCGAACCTTGTTGCGTGGATCAGCGGCAGCGGTCTGGCCATTCGTGAGATGGACAACATCTGGGACGATCTGGCCAAGGAGGCGCTGAGCTATCGGACCCCCGGTAGCGTTGAAACCGGCGCCAAGCCGTCCATGGCCTTTGGTTCGCGGCCGACCATCCGCATCAATGGTGCGGCGGCACGACTGATCGGCTCGCTGACCATGCCTGCCAGCTTCACGATCGCAACATCCTTCGTGATGGATAACCCCGTTGGTTCCCAGCAACTTCTGGCGGGTCCGGCCAATACCGTGCCGCGCGTGTCGTTCGGGCCGCAGGCATCGGGGTATCTCCAACTGCACTTCAACACCGGAAGCACCGTCGCGGCAACCGCTCAGGGCGTGATACCGACAACGCCATGCGTGGCGTGGGCTGACTTCAACAGTTCGACCCTGTTGGCGCGCCTTGGTCTCAACAATTTCACCAGCGGCGGCACCGTGTTTTTCGGCGCGGGGCACTCAACGCCCGCGGGCATCGGCATCGGTGCATTCGGTGACGGCGCGCAGCCGATGACCGGCGACATCGGTGATCTTCTGATCTTCAATGCACCCCTATCCGATGCTGATCGCGGCAGGCTGCTTGCGATGCTGGGGCGTCGTTCGGGCATCGTCGTAGCCAATCTGCCCAACGTCTGATGCGCGGTTGCTTCACATCACATGAAATACCACCCGCCCACCAGCAGGCTGATGACGAGGAAGGCCGCAGTGACCATGACGAACGTCAGGTTGTTGCGCGCCTCCTCGTCCAGGCCGAGCGGGCTGTTCATGGCGTTGTTGGGGTCGGCTTCCTGCTCGGCGCGGTCGCGCTCAAGCAGGGCGTTCCATTCTTCGTCGCTCAGTTCCGTAGTGCGTTCGCGGGTCAAAGCATCCTCCTTGCGTCCTATGCCAACACGCCGCGCAGGTGGCGGGTTGCATGCCGCGGCGGGCTTTCCACCTTTCGAAGGGATATAGTGCGGATGCCCATCCATCAACCGACAGCGGCGAAGACGCCATGGGGTGAGGCGGGATGAGCGCGGAGCCGTTCAGCAGCGTGGCTTACACGATCATGGCGGCCCTCGCCGGCGCGGTGACGGCGCTTGCCTTCCGCCCCTGGAAGAAGATGACCGGGTTGGAGATCGCCCTGACGCTGTTCGTCGGCTTCTCGTTCGCGATCTTCGTCAGCCCATGGGTTGCGCATTCCATCATGCAGGTGCCGGCGAACGAGCCGCGCGCTGCATCCTTCATCACCTATGTCATGGGAGCAGGCTCGAACATCCTTCTGCCTCGGATCATTCAGTTCTTCGAGCGCCTCCTTGGAGCGAAAGGAGACGGGCAATGACCGATTTCTTCGTGTTCGACCTGCTCAACACCTGCCTGCGCGTCGCGGTGACGCTCATCGTGGCCTACAAGCTGGTCGAGTTCTACGACGACTATAAGCCTGCCGAGCGTGTCGGTCTGGCGTTGATGGGGTCTGGCTCCTTCCTGACCGTGCCGCCGATCTGGGCCTATCAGGTCGGCCAGGGCGTGTTCGATGGCTGGGCCGTCACCGTCATGACGCTGGGCATCATCCTCATGCTGTTCGGGCGCATGTCGCGGCATATCCGGCATCGGGCGAACAATGCCCGGCATGCGGCGCAGATGGAGCGGGATATTGCAGAGCGGCGCCGGGCGCGCGGGGGAGAAGTGTGATGGACCACGTCCAACTCCAGCGCCGCCTGGCCGATCGCGGCTTCTACAATGGCGCGATTGACGGGAAATTCGGGCCAGCGAGCAAGGCTGCCACTCTCGCCTGCCTGACCGATGGCCCAGACCATCCGGTGACAGCCAGCGACATCGAGGCGGCCGCGCGCGGACTAAATGTCGACCCTGCGAAAATCTGGGCCGTCTACGATGTCGAGGCCGCCGGTGACGCATTCATTGACGGCCGGCCCGCGATCCTGTTCGAGCCGCACCGGTTCAGCAAGGCGACCGGGCGCCGCTATGACGCGAGCCATCCCAACCTTTCGTCGCGAGTCTGGAATCGCAAGCTCTATCCCAAGGCGCAGGCCGCGCGCTGGCAACAGCTGCTCGATGCCGTCGCGCTGAACGTCGACGCCGGCCTCGCATCGGCCAGCTATGGCGCGTTCCAGATCCTGGGCGAGAACTTCGCAGTCTGCGGCGCGGCCGATCCGTGGTCCTTCGCGTGGCGGCAATCCCAGACCGAGGGCGACCAGTTGGAGGCGTTTTTGCGCTTCGTAGAAGGACGCGGCCTCAAGGGGGCGTTGCAGCGCGGCGATTGGGCTGCATTTGCTAAGGGCTACAACGGCACAGCCTATCGCGAGAACAAATATGACGAGAAGCTGGCTAAGGCCTATGTGAAGCGGAGTGAGGTGGCATGACCAACCGCCACAACGTGATCGCCTATCTCGCCACCCTCGCGGCGATCGTCATCATGTCGTTGGCCGGCGCCGCGGTGTGCATCTTCGCTCAGGCCGACACCGAAGTGAACCTGGCGCGCATCATCGGGGCGCTGGCCTTCATCGGTTCCGCCATCGCCGGCCTGACAGGGGTGATCGGCACGTTCAAGGCGCGCGACAATAGCGAGCAGCTGATCGCCAAGCTGCCGCCGGTTCAGGAGGAAGCACGATGATCTTCGCCGCTGGATTTTTCATGGGCGCCGCAACCGTGGCCGGCGGACTGGTGATCGCGGCATGCCTGATCTGGAAGCAACTGGCATGATCCCCCTCCCCGCCACCCTACGCCCCTATCTGCTCGGCGCGGCCGGCATCGCGATCCTCGCCGCTGCGATCTGGGTCTGGCGCATCGACAGCCTGCGCGCATTCCACAAGGCCGACGCGGCGAACGTGCGGCAGGAAAAAGCCCTGTTCCGCGAGCAGGTGGAAGCCAAGGCCGCGCAAGCCCTGATAGCCCAGAAGGCGGTCAACGCTGCCCAGGAACAGAAGTGGAAGGAGGAAGCCCATGCGGCCGACCAGAAGCATGAAACCGAACTGGCTGCGGCGAACGCTGCTGCTGAGCGCTATATTCGCGACAACCGCCTGCTGCGGCAAGCAGTCGATCGAAGTGCGGCCAGGGAAACCGGTGGAGCCGCCCAAGGTGACGGCGCCCAAGGTGGCGACCGATCCGGTGCGACTGCCGACCTGGTTGCAGTGACGGCGGATGATGTCCGGATCTGCACCGAGAACACCCGCCGGCTGATCGATGTGCGGGATTGGGCGCTGGGGCTTAATCCTTAGCCCCCGCCTCCCGCGCTTCGGAGAGGGCGGAAGCCTGTTGGATGATGGAAATAGCCGCATCAATGCCTGACATTACGCCCCAGATATTTGCAATCTGGTCTTCACCCAGGCCTTCATTTTTTGATGCGACTTCCATCTTGTCGCGGGCTGCGCTCAGCCGTTTCATGATCTCCGCATCCTTCGCGGCGGTTGCAGCGGCGACGGACTGGAGGCGGTGGCGGGCGAAGGCTTGGACAAGATGCCAGCTATCGACAACGCCCTGCCTGACATTGAGCGGGTTCGGGCGGGAAAGACCGTGCTCAACGCATTTTGCCGCCGCCTCCCGATCAGCATCCGTTACCCCGCAAGCGTCCGCGACCGGCTGGGCGTGGACGCGGCGGTTCCATTGTCCGACTTGCCAAGGGTCATCGGTCGGAACCGTGCATTTCCTGTCGTGCATCCAGCAGCCTTCGGTTTCGCACCGGCCATATGGGTTCATCTTGTTGCCGTTGAAAAACAGCGGCGCCCCACAAAACGGGCACGGCTCCAGCGCCTCGGGTTCGTTCGGCTTAGTGGTCATTTGTCCCTCTTGCGCTTGATATTCGAGCGATTGCGGGTGGCGATAAAATCGTAGCGACCATACCAATCCGGCTCGCTTTCGAACTTCGCCTCGATCAGGAAGATATAATCGCCCGGTTCGGTTGATCCGTAAGCGACCGAAATGGCTTCTTCCCTCGTGTCACATGGCCCGGCGAGGTCGTATTCGTCCTCATTTTTACCGGCCCACCATTTCCATCCTTCTTCCATCACCCTTCCTCCCCGCGCTTGGCGCTGGAGAGGGCGGCGAGCCACAACGCAATTCTAGTCCAAGGAACGGAATAATCCCCACTCTCGTCAGCATCTCGCCACTGAAATTTCACATATCCGTCGCCAGCCAATCGCGCAGAGACGAACTTGCTTTCCCTCATGTTCTCTTCCCACCAACGCTTTGCGTCTCGCGGATCGAACTTTAGTGGGAGTTCGCCGTCGAACGCCTGCCCGCGAGATTGGGGCGGAAAGCGCTTGTGTAGCAATTCAAGTCCGCGCTTGGCTAATTGACGCCACTCGTCCTTGACCAGCATTTCAGCACGTGGATCATGCCAAGTCATGTCGCCCACGCTTTCGAAAAGCATAGCGGCCAACGTCTCGGCTTCCTCCCCCGCGTCGAACTCTTGGCCGAGACGCTTCCCGCACACTGCGCATGGATTGTTTTCAGCTGATGGCGTGTCGTCGCATGCAACGCAGGCAACCGGCTCCCCGGCCTGCTCAAGGGCGGCGAGGATGTTGAGCATATCGGCGGCGCGCGAATAGGCCGATGCCATTGCTGTCCCGTATGCCGACATGATTTCAGAAACGGCAGCCATCGGGTCAATGCCCTCATCGCAACCGGTCGCGCATTCGATCGACGTGCGGATATCCGTCAGCGCCTCAATCGCCACCTTCACAGCATCAGTGGTATCTGCTCCGTTCATATGACGGCTCCTTCTGCAAGCGTATCCAGCCCGATACGGAGAATGTTCTTGGCGGCGTTCACGTCACGGTCATGAACCGCACCGCAATCGCCACAGCCCCATTCTCTTATTCCAAGACCTGCGATACCTCTCGGCCTCGAAGCGGGAAGTGATCCACACTCCGAACAGGTCTGGGTAGTTAGGCGCTCGTTGACCTCAACCATCTTCCCGCCATGCATAACTGCCTTGTACGAGATCATGCATTTGAGGCCCGACCATCCAGCATCGAGCACGCTCTTTGCCATTTTGGTCTGAGCCAACTTCGATGGACTGACATCGCCAACTGCGATGAACCCATATTGCTTCGCCAAGGCGATCGAGGCCTTGTGAAGAAAATCTTTGCGCCGGTTAGCGATCTTTCGGTGGATAGATCTGGCGCGCTTCGTCTTTCGCGCTCGCTGCAACGTCGCCAACGCCGCTTCGCTCTTGCGGTAGAACGCGGGCATCTCGATCTTTTTGCCGTCGCTGAGTGTGGCGAGTTCTTTCAATCCGAGGTCTATGCCGACAGCGCAGTCAGGGCGCGCGTCAGAACATTCAACCTCAATCGGGAGATTGATGTACCAGTGGCCTCGGTTGTCCTGATTGAAACTACCAGCGCCGATCTTACCGCCAGGGGCGAGGCGAGGATTTAGGTGCATAGCCTGATAGATGGCACCCCGAAATTTCAGCGTTTCGCCGTTGAATGTGACGTGCCCGGTATTGAACGGCACCCACCCAAGAGCCTTCTTCCCTCGCCAGCGAAGACCAGCACGACGAGCCTTGTCGCGGGATATGGAGAATTGCTGACAAACCTTCTGGATAGTGTGAGCATGAATATCGAGATACTTTGAAGCGCCAGATGTGAGCTTCTGCAGGTCGTATTTGGACAACCATTTGTGATCACGCTGCCATGCCGTGCGCGACACTTCATTGAGATAGTTCCAGACATAATTCACCGCCCGAGCTTGTCGATTAAGCTCGGCGGCGTGCTTGTCGCGAAGGCGGATTTTAATTGTGAGCGTCTGCATAATAGACTCGCTGCCCATGCCCTGAACAACGGCAGCGCTCGCGCCAGATTTAATCAAGCTCATGTTCGGGTTCCTTGGATAGGAGGTGGGCGCGGACGGCGAGGCCGAGCGGGGTGAGGCGGTCGCGGTTGAGCGTGAGAAACTGCGCCACGCCCTCCGGCCATGGATCAGATGTGACCTGCGCGGTGAGGAACGGATAGCCGCCGTGGTTGGACATCATGTCCTCGGCTTCCATGATCGACCTGCGCTGCGCCTCCGTCAGCTTCTCGGCTATCTGGTGGGCGGGGGTCAT